GTTAACGGTACTTATGTCTTAGGTAAGTATTACAAGAATCTTGACTTTACAGACCTTATTGAGTATATCCGATCTATATGGTATTATGACGATGGTATTGTTTATAAGCATGGTCTTTTAGAGATCCATACACTAGGTTGGTCTGGTAATGAGGATATTATTCAAGAACTACGTAACACTACTATGTGGCAGTTTAGACATAAAGCTACACAAACAGGAGGTCACTACTACTTTCGTTTGAATAATAAGAGTAGATATACTTGGGCAGTAAAGAGAGTTAAAGCACTTTGGTAATGGAATCACCTTATTTAATGTTAATCCTTGCTATACTATTAGCAGGATGGTGTTTGCCAGTACCTCCAGGAATCTTTGGAGCTTTATTAGACTACTATGTTTTTGGTGGTAAAGAAGAGGAGCAAAGAAAACAAAGAATCTTTGAACTACTACAAAAACTTGAAGATGCTGGTACTGATATCCATACTGAGATTAAAAAAGCCAGAAAGGGTGAGAGTAAACACATCACCGTAAATAATGTTCCACGTAAAAAACAAGAAAAATGAGAGAACAACTAAAAGCCTTGCTTAAGATAGCAGAAGAGATACGTACTGAAATACGAAAGTATGACACAGAAGATAATCCTTTACCTACGTCCTCTATTCATATTGGTAATGTTAAAATATATCGTGATGACAACTCGTGGTTCAATAGTTTTCATCCGCTTTATACTATTTACTTTCGTACAGGTACTAAAAGTAAAGCTGAAATAGTAGTAGAGCACACTGTATATGGACCAGAAGTTGAAGTTTACCATTACTTCTATTTTAACAAACCTCGAATAGACAAGATGGTTGCAGATAACCTAAATGTTGTAGAGGAGCTTAAAAAAGAGCTTGAGAGAATAACAACTGCTGTAAAACAGGAAAGAATCGCTGAACTTGAAAAAGAGTTGTCTAAACTTAAACCATGATGACATACGAAGAAGCACAAGAGTTATCTCTTATAGTAAAATGGAAAGTATCTACTTGTGGTCAAGGTGAAGAATGCTGGTGTAGAACTATTGTACCTATTGAACCTATTCTGTATAGCGAGTATCAAATGATTGATACAGGACAAGAGTATACAGTAGTGCGTCCAGGTGAACTTAGCAAAGAACTTGCTGAATACCTTGTTAGATTACATAATAATAATATAGATGATGACAAAACTAGTAGTTAAACTAAATATTCTGTGGAATATAATAACTAATAAGTATAAGCACTTTGTTGTACTTGATATCAGTGAAGAGCAGATGATCAATCTGTTTTCTGATAAAGACTTTGAAGTTGAAGTAATGTATCATGGACTACAACCTTATGTTGTTCAGAGAATGATTAATCAGTGCTCAACTGTAAAGGACGATATCGATATGATGTTAGATAAAGCACAGTTTGAAGCTGAAGCTGAGTTACATAACCGTAAAAAGAAGCCAGATGATATTCAAACATCAGAAGACTAAAACATTAGTCACAAAACCAAATGGGAGGAGTAGCGATGCTGTTTCTCCCAACTTTATTTATGGCTGCGCAGGAGGATGTATGGTATCATACTGTTATGTTGGACGATTTAATGATACAACAGTCTATATTAACGATAATATTGATCAGATACTAATGAGTATAGATCACTGGGTAGAAGCTCAGCCTTGGCCAAAAGAACCTAATCAGTGTGATGAGAAATACTATACCATCGACATAGGCTGTAGTACTGACATTGCTTTACATCATAAGCATTATGACTGGCAAAGAGTGTTTAGCTTTTTTAATGACCATCCAAAACTAAAGAGTACGTTTGCAACAAAGTATCCTAATAGATTTCCACTTGATGACTATATTATAGATCCTGCAAAGAATCGTATTAGAGTATCTTTAATGCCTCAGATGTACTCAGAGTTACTTGAACCTAATACAACTCGTATAGATAAGAGGATTGATTCTATAAAGAGTCTACAAAAGAAGTTTGAAGTACATATAAACTTCTCTCCTATTGTTATTAGAGACGAGACTGGTTGGTTAATTCAGTATGCTAAGTTATTTAATCAACTAAAGAATCTAGGTATTGACGTACCTTGTGAATGTATCTTTATGACATATAGTGACATACAAGCAAAGCGTAATCAAGAGACAAATGAAGGTCAACGCATTAACTTGTTACTATATAATCCAGACATACAAGAGTACAAGAAATCAGAGTATGGTGGCATTAACTTGCGTTATGCAAACCATATAAAGCCTCAAGCGATTCTTAAGTTTAAGAATGTGTATGGTCAGTACTTTGATGTATCTAATATCAGATATATTTTTTAACTTGCAAAAAACTATGAGTAATCAAAGAAATGAGTATACTAAGTTTGGTATTAACTATATTAGCAGCAACTCAACACTGATCTATAACTATGTTGGCTTACATGAAGATACAGGTAACGTATTAGAAGTAAAAGAGTTTAATGATGAAGGAGCTAAGACTGGTTGGATACCAAAAAGTATGCCAGGAGAGATAGCAAGTACATGCAATGCAAACTTTGCAGTAAACATACAGCTCCATGTTGAGATAACAGCTGAAGAGTTTTGGATGGTATATGAACGAGTAGCAACAAAGCTGCTCTTATTAGCAATAAGCAATGAATAAGTTAAAGGAGATACAACTAAAGCTAATATACTGGAAACATCGAGTATATACGCTTATAAGCAATCTATGGTATTGGATACCAAGGATCTATGACTGTAATCCTTGGGATTATTTATACTTAGAGCGATTAGTAACAGATCAGCTTGCCCGTATGACTAACAACTTTGAGTTATTCAATGCTAAGTATGGTTCAGAACGTGAACTAAGAGAGATTAAAATAGCTCATAAGTTACTATATCGAGTACAAACTGGTTACTACCACAATGAGTTAGATAAGTACTATGGTGCAGATTATAATATCGATGCCCATGGACACTTTACTGCAACGACTAACTTCGACAACCTTGGTGAATACTTTGATAAGTATCCAAGAGCATATAAAGAAGCAGTCAAATGGCATAGTATGAAGAGTAGTTCAGAACATGGTAGTGATAAGTCTAGATTTATGATAGGTAACTACATGTCTGAGATTATGCATTCAAAAGCTAGACGATTAGCTTATAAAATAATCGCTGAATACTCACCAAGATGGTGGATTTAAACAAACAGTATGAAAAAATCAAAGATAACACTGTTGATTAATGAGTTTAAAGATCTCATGGAAAAGATGCTTGTTGATGACGGAGAACTATCTCCTACAATAGGTATTATTGCTCAAAAAAATGAAGCAAAAGATGAGACTGAAAGAGATCACTTAATGATCTGTCCTTTACCAGATAGATTACTAGAAACAAGAGACTCGAAAGCTTTTCTTATGGAAGATATATTACCTAAGCTAGGTGATAAGCTTGCAAAAGATAAGTTTAACGTAGTTGGTTCAATCTTTGCTTATGTAGGAATGGTAAGAACTCTTCCAACAGATAAGCTAGAGGGAAAACCAGTAGAAGAGATTACTGAAGAAGACATAAAAGATGTCAAACCAAAAGAGATACTCTTCTTACATTATCAATCTGAGAATGAAGATATGGTAAGTGCCTTTAATCTAATAAGAAAAGGTAAAGCTGTAAACGCAGAAGGTAACTTAGTTGATATAGTTACATTAACAAAGAACAGCAAGATGTCAGCAAAGAAAACTGATCCAGTGGTTATTGGAGGTAGTCTTAGTGCTGTTTATAAACAGATAACTAAAAATAATAAATAATGGGATTACTAGATTTTTTCCAGTCACGACAAGTACGTGATCTAAAACAAGAGTTAGCAGAAGCAAGAGTAGAACTAGACAAACGTCAAGAAGCAATTAATAGAACGAATGCTTATTGGAAACGTGTTGTTAGTGATATGCGTCGCAAAAAATAGTTGATGGTATAGCTCTATAGTCCATTGTTCGTTTATTATAGCCTTTTTTGGTGAAAAGTAACTTATATATTTGCATTACTTACTATGCCTATATATGATTTATCAGATGCCAAACGGAAAGATTATTGAGATGTCAACAGAACAGTTCTGTGATATGACAGACGATGACTTTCAAGACTTAATGGCAAACAACTACGGAGAAGAGGTAGAGGATCCATGGTTTGGATCAGTATTGACTAGCACTAAGTCCTACCCCGATATACCTGAGATAGAAGATTTAACACAGATATCTTTTGAGGATAAGATCAAACCAACTGATCTTGACTTACCTGATATAGTTGAAGAGTAAACATTATATTATTGTTTTAATAATCCTACCTGGTCTTGCTGGGTAGGATTTTTTTTGTCCTTGTAAATAACTTAAACTAATAAATAATATGTCCACAAAAGTAAGAGTAGTAGCAGATGAGTTTGGTAACGTAGTTAACATCTCACCAAACAATCCAGAGTACGGTTATGTACGTCTAGAGCAAGAAGTACACCAAATCAGCGAAAGCGGTTGGTTAAGAGTAGTTCGCCGTTCAACTTTATTGAAGGGTTTAGTAACTGATTTAGTAAACGCAAAGTTTACACAAGGTATGCCCCTTCCAGGTAAGATTATTGTAAAAGAATCTTTAGAACCATTTAACAGCGAGAATCCAGAAAAGCATCTTAAAGTTGCTGGTGATACTGGTATCGTATGTAATATTGGTGGCGAACCTATTTACAGAGATACATTCTATACTCGTAATGAGTCAGCAGAAGATATCTTAATTATGCATGACGAAGATTGTGCTGATGAAATCCGTACTGTAAAGAAAGCAGAAGTAACAGCAAGAAAAATGTTATTGAGAAAGCATCGTGAAAGTAACGAACAAGCTGTCGATAACTTTGAAAAGCAAGCAGTTTTATAATATGTAGTTTAGGGAGGAGTCATAGTGATTCCTCCTTTTTATCTTTAAATCATCTCACACATGAAAAAGCTAGAAGTAGTCTCAGCAAACAAGAACGGTATTGTAATATACCGAGTAGGGGCAGCAAACTTTACAAGCGTTCCGTATCACTACACGGAAGAATCTAATCAACGAATTAGAAAAGTAAACACAACACGAGTATATCGTGAATTTACAACACAACAACAGGTTTTATACAAACGTGTTGTGTATGGTCTATCTTCGTTTCACACAGAAGAGTTAGAACATATGACAAAAAGAGCAAAGAAAGATGTATCAATCATTCATCACAAAGCTCAAGATGTTATTACAGCATTTAAGAATAAAAAGACAAATGAGTATGTTAGTCGTCTTATGAAAGCATGGTTTCCAAAGTCGAAACTAGCAAAAGACTTTTCTTCTTACAAGAACGGTGAAGTAACTACTCCTAATACCTTAAGCTTTAAAACTCTTGGTATTGATAAGTATACTCTTGCTCAAGTTCTTGTTGCAGAAAGTTTACTACCAGAAAACTTCTTTGTAATATGATCCCAAAGCAAAAGTTATGCAACGGATGTAATCAGATGAAGGTAATATGGAAAGCTCATGGAAAAGAGAAGTACTGCAAAGACTGCTGGTATTCTATTGAGCGTCCAAAAGCTTTGGCAAAACCAACAAGTAAGCCAAATCCTGTATCAAAAAAGATGAGTAAGACAATGTCGGAGTATGAGCGTAAGCGTGTAGCTTTCTTTGCTTTGCATCCGTTTTGTCAAGCTCGTCTTGCAGGATGTACTATTGGTGCTACTGATATACACCATCTTTATTCTGGTAAAGATAGAAGTAAGTATTATTTAGTAATGAATACTTGGAAAGCTGTTTGTAGAAACTGCCATGATTATATTCATAATAAATTATCAGAAAAAGATGCTATAGCACTTGATTTAAAACGTAAAGAGTAATTTGTTTATGTGCTTATATTGTTATATATTACTAATGTATAATAATATAATCTTATGAAACATAAACACGTATTCACATTAGGTGAAATCATTAAAACAAAAACAGGTCAATCTACATTATTAACTTATCTTGGAGAAGGTACTAGACATAGACAACGAAAGATTAAAGTTAAATGTAAGTGTGGTAAAGAATGGGAAGCTCAAGTAGGTAATATAATGAATGGTACAACTGTTTGTTGTGGAAAATATCCATGTCGTACTTATAAATCATTATATCAAAATAAACGCGATCCTGAAGTAGGTTATAAAGCTTTACTTTACGTTTATAAAAAACATGCTAGAGAAAGAAACTTAGAGTTTCACCTTACGTATGAAGAGTTTAAATATCTTACTACACAAGATTGTCACTATTGTGGTGTAAAACCTTCGCAAGTATATAAATTAACTAAAACTGGTACAGATGAGATTAGATCTGGAGTACCAGTAATATATAACGGCGTTGATAGAATCAATTCTTCTTTACACTACACAACTGATAATACTGTACCTTGCTGTAAAGTATGTAACAGAGCAAAAATGGATTTAGATTACCATGAGTTTATCTTATGGGCAAAAAGATTGTATAATAACTTAAACAAAGAAAAAAAATGAGTCATCCCCTTCATCACGCTATTTCATCAGCTCGTAAACACGGAGGAACTTACGTTGAATATCTTCCACTTCACGAATGGTTTGATGAAACCAAACAACATTATCCAGACATGAGACATAGAGCTCTAAGACATCACTCAGAAGGTATCTTCTGGGCTGAGAAAGAGTTTGGTGTATTTATTGTTAACTCAAGTGGTAAGATGGTTCCAACAAGAGTTCTTGGTGAACAACATATCATGGAAGATCTTGGTTGGATACCAACAATAAAAGATTACTTAGATCTTATGGATACTAAGTCTTGGTTGTATAAACCAGGAGAAGGAAGAAAGCTAGTTAGAGAGATACGTGATAAGAAACTTGATCACGTTACTAATATCTAGACTTCTTTGTCAAGCACCAAAGGCTTTGAGTGTTTACGCTCTGCGCGAATGATTGTAGTCTTTGAAAACTTAGACAAAGTAGCTCCTAAAGAAGAGCATAATATAAGTAAAGCAAGTATTAGATTTATCATAGAAGTGTTGTATTATCTTAAGAAAGATACAGCATAAAACTGTATAAACCTAATACTTGTTGCACTTTACCAAGAAGTTAATAATAGTTCTTAACATATTACAAAAACAAAAGATGAAAAAACAACAAGCGTTTGACCTTCTTTCAGAAGCAGAGAAGATAACAATAGCAAGACAATGGTGTGAAGCTGAGATAGCAGAAGGAAGAGATGTAGTAATAGAGTGGGATGGTGGTAATGATTCAGGTTGTGTTACCTGGAGAGGTGATTCAAATGAGAATGAGATTACTGACTTTTTAGTTGACTCCGTGTATGATGAACTTGATTATGGTTCATGGGCTGGAGAGTACTCTGCATCAGGTCGTATGGAGTATGATTCAGATCAACAAGCACTTGTTGGCACTGATTATTACGCTGAAGATGAGTACTTGGATCTTGATAAGAAAGCTGTATTGCTTATACCAAAGAAGTATTACTTTGATCAGATTAGTTATCAAGTTACTGATTATGATAGTGGTGGTGATTGCAGTGTTGAGTTTACGGTTAATGTAACACAAGGCTTTATTGATCCAGAACTAGAGAATGAACTAAAGCTAAAAGCTGATGTACTAAAAGAGTTTATTGACGATCAAGTTAAATCATTAGATCTTGGTGATAGAGAATACTTAGGTATTGATAGTTCAGAAAGTGTTAACCATGATAGTTTACAAGTTGATGGTGACTACTTAGTACTTGAGATTGATGTATACATGAGAGTAGAGAGTACTGAAGAAAAAGAAGTAGTGTTAAACTTAAAAGATGAAGATGATGAGTAAAATAAAGTATGAAGATTTAGAGTATACGGTATCAGCATACCGTAACTTTACACTAACTGAAGCATTACGTCTTTGGAAGAGTAAGTATCCTGAGCTTGTTGACTTCAAAAAGGATGTCATAAAGCATGAATCACAACAAGATTTTGGTAACTTTGTAGAAGAAGTATGGAACACTATTACTCCTGTAACTGTTGATGAAGCCTTCAAAGAAACTAACCTTGAAAGACGCCGTGTATTCTTTGATTGTATTGGTATACGTCGTATATTCAGTGAGTTAAATCCTGAGATGCTTGATCGTCAAGTTATTACAAAGAAGCGTACAAAGTGGGATGATGATAATAATCAACAAGAGTATGTGTTTGAAGATGTGTATGAACTTTACAAGATTCCCGTTCAGAAGATAAACCCTGATAAAATAGAAGCAGATATGTCTGTTAGCTGGACAACAAGAAGACTCTTTCAAGATAACGATATCTATGCAGTTAGATGTTGGTGTACAACAACAAACCGTGAGTATTGGATATACGTACCAAGAGATGCTTGTAATGTTGCAGAAGACTTCAAACTGTTTATACCAGACGCTATAAAGGCTATTGCTTGGACTATACGGATCAATATTGATAAACCTGAACGAATCTATCGTCAAGGTGATATCATCGTTGTAAAGGTAGGAGATGAGTCTAAAAGAACATGGCCAAGACATCTAACAAAAGATCAGTACTTAGAATTAATGTATTCAGAAACGTAGTATTAAACAAACCCAGTTATGGAAAAGAAAAAAGCAAAACGCTTAGTCCTAGGCGAAGGAGAAATCGTAGGACACAAACACATCTTGACCTCTGAGTCTGATATAGAGTACTTAGATAATGGTAACTCATTAGACTTTGAATTAAAGTCACTAGGTATACTAACTCACGATGAGCATGCTCGTATGGTATTTCCTCCAGGGCAATATGCAAGCTTTAATCAAGTAGAGTTTGATCCGTTTAGTGGAGAAATAACAAAGGTGTATGACTAGAGATGAGATTCAAGAAGAAGCTCTAGCTCAAGTAGTACCAAAGCATCATGCTGGTATCGCAGTTTCAATGGGGGTCGGAAAGACTCTCATTGGATTGCGTTATCTTGCTGCTATTGAGAACAAGACATTGTATCCTCATAGAGTGCTTATTGTTGCTCCAAAGGTCAGCATCTTTAAAAGCTGGAAGGATGATGCAGTAAAGTTTGGGTTAGAAGATATGCTAACATCAGCAACATTTTCTACTTACATCTCTTTGCCAAAGCATGATCCAACAAAGTATGATGTTGTTATTCTTGATGAGTGTCATAGCTTACTATATACACATCAGAAGTTTTTAGCATTGTATAAAGGGCGTATTCTAGGTTTAACTGGTACACCTCCAAGGTATAAGAAGTCTGAAAAGTATGTAATGGTCTCTTCTTACTGTCCAATAGTTTATACATACAAGACAGATGATGCAGTTGAAGATAGTATTCTTAATGATTATAGGATATTTGTACATAAGCTGCCGTTAAGTACAGCTACTGACATATCAGTAAACATGAAGGGTAAAAACTTCTTTACATCTGAGAATGCATCATATGCTTACTGGACAAAGAGACTAGCAACAGCGCCGTCAAAGAAGATGGAACAGATATCTGCTGTAATGAGAATGCGAGTAATGATGGACTTTAAAACTAAAGAGCGGTATGCACAATACTTGCTTAAAGGTATAAAAGATAAATGCATCATATTCTGTAACACTCAAGAACAAGCAGATCGTCTATGTCCACATTCTTATCACAGTAATAACGAGCATTCAGATCTACATCTTGCTGCTTTTGAGAAGGGAAAGATCATGCAGCTTAGTTGTGTTGCACAGTTATCTGAAGGTGTTACTATACCTGACTTAAAATGCGGTATCATCATGCATGCATTTGGTAATGAGCGTAAGTCTAATCAAAGAATAGGTCGTATGTTACGACTTAATCCTGATGAAACAGCTATCGTTCACATCTTATGCTATGCAAATACAAAAGATGAAGACTGGGTAGAAGAAGCACTAATGGATTTAGATCCAACTAAAATCACGTATCACACAATCGGAGTATCCTAATGAGACTATATATAGGTAAAATGATTAAGAAAGGTGATAGCTTTCAACCATTGACCAACAAAGACAAAGCTTTATACGGACAGTTTAAAGACAGTGTTCCTGATGGTACAATGATTGAGATCACCATGCAAGTGTATGACCCTAATGCTACCTTAGCACAGATCAGTAAGATCCATGCAATGTTAAGAGAGCTTGCCAATCATGGCGGTCATACTATTGATGAGATGAAATACTACGTTAAAGACAGAGCTGGTCTAATTATAAAGACTGATGGACAACACATTGTCAAAAGCTTTGGTGATTGTAGTAGAGTTGAACTTAGTGATGTTATCCAAGCAGCTATTGCACTTGGGGAGCAGATGGGCTGTCCTGTTCACTAAGATCAGAGTATGTTACTAGATTTTTCTCGACAGCAACTTCCTCAATATGTTTAACTAGAACAGCAATACTTACATAAGCAGCCATCCAAGGCTCATCATTGTATGTATTCTCTTCTATTGCTTTGTTTAAAGCAGCTATTTGCTCTGGACTCTTATCACTAAGCATAAAGCCCATAGTAGTGAATAGCTGTTGAACAAAACCTGTGCCTATACTAATAGGAACTTCAGTGTTTGGAGGAAGAACAGGGATACCTTTTGACATAGTATTATATTTTTTTACAAAGATAACAAGATTTATGAGTTCACAAACAGTTGATCTGAAAGAGATTCAAGAGAAGTTGATAGACAAACTAAGAGACTCAGGATGGGCAGATAAGCTAAAAAGCTTTTTAATGTCTAGTGAGTTTAGTGAAGTACTAAAAACACTTCATTCAATGAAGGACGAAGGTAAACGTTTTACTCCTCCTTTAAAGCATGTCTTCTCCGCTTTTGAAGAATGTCCATATAGAGACCTTAAGGTTGTCGTTATAGGACAAGATCCATATCCACAATTAGGTGTGGCAGATGGTAAAGCATTCTCATGCTCAATAACAAAAGAGTTACAACCAAGTCTTAAGTACATCTTTGATGCTATCGAAAAGACTGTACACCAAGAGTTTCCATCGTATCAAGATCCAGATCTTACTCGTTGGTCAAATCAAGGCGTATTGTTACTTAATACGGCGTTAACCACAGAAGTGGGAAAGATTGGTAGTCACTATAATGTGTGGCTAAAGTTTATAGTATATGTAGTTGATATGCTTTCATGGTATAATCCTGGTTTAATCTGGGTATTCATGGGTAAGCAAGCACAAGAGTTAGAGTCTCTTGTTAGTAGTAATCATTATAAGTTTTTAATCTCACACCCTGCCTCAGCTGGTTATCAAGGATCAAAAGAGTGGGACTGTGAAGATGTGTTCAATAAAGTTAATGAGATTATTGCAGCCAATAATGGCAAGGATCAAACAATTAAATGGTAGTATGAAAAAAGTAGAATTACACATCAGTACCTTAATCGAGGCACTAGAAAACGGTTTATCATGGTTTAAATCAGATGACCAGGGTTTTGGATCTATCCAAGAAACATATGATGCAACAGATTTTGAGATCACAATGATCATGAAGCATCCAAAGCTTAAAGATGTTGAGCCTAACTTCTTGAGATTTATCTTAGTTGATGACCTTCAAGAAGAAAGCATCTCTCTTGTAAAAGAGAAGCGTCAACGCAAACCAAAAGAGTTTGATGTAGCTCAGAACATCACACAATCCGATATGTTTCAAGTTGAAGAAACATCTAGAGAAGAGTTAAATGCATTCATTCATATCTAATAATAAAAACTAATGTCAACAGTAAAAGCAAAGTCACTAGCAAAAGTAAAAACTCAAGAAGTACGTAAAATCACTACTTCTTTAATGAACAAAGAAGAAGTGTTCAAGACTCTAGCATTAGCAGAGTCAGCTCAGTTACCAGTATTATTAGAGGGTCGTCCTGGTGTTGGTAAGACCAAGACTGTAGTAGAGTATGCAAAAGCATGGTTGATTGAGAATAAGTTAGCAACTGCTGAAAACTTCATGTCAAAGATCTATATCTTAGAGACTGACGAGGGTACTAAGCAATCAGAGGTGAAGGGTATGCCAGACTTAGAAGCGTTGTTTACAAACAATAAGTATGAGCTTAACGCTCCTATCACTGAGGCTGAGATCATCATCATTAATGAGGTAGATAAAGCTAGTTCTGGTATCCGTAACTCTTTGTTGGGTATTATGAACGAGCGATTCTTATTTAACGGTAAGAACAAAGTACCATGCAAGTGGAAGTTGTTTGTTGCAACTTGTAATGAGATTCCAAAAGACGAGATTAACTCACCTTTCTGGGATCGTTTCATGATCAAGATGCAAGTATCTCGTATCTCTGCGGGTGATATGGTTAAATATCATAGCAAAGGTGGTAAAGACTATGTACAAAACATCAGTCTTAATATCCCTAACTCACAAGAGTTAAAGGATGTAGTGTTATCACCAAGCCGTATCGAGAAGTTTATCGAGGTATCTTATGACAAGACAACTGACCGTACTTTAACCTTTGTTCCTCGTCTTGCAGCAGGTATTCACTATATCTGGGATGTTAGTGTTGACAAAGCTTTAGTTAAGTTAGCTGAGATGATGGTTGATAAAGCAGCTAGTACTCGTCTTAATGACATGCTTACATCAATGGAGATGAAGATCATCATGTCTAAGATTGATATGCTTAAGTCTTATCATGATCAAACTAGTTTATCTCTTGCTGTAAAAGAGATCGAAGATCTAACAGCAACTTATATCTCAAATGGTAAACTTGCAGATGATGATGCTCAAACTATCGATGCTACAATGACTATTGTACTTGAGAACCACGTTCTTGCTAATCAAGATGAAGCAGAAGAATATTTAGCAGTAGAGTTATTAAATGAGATTGAAGGAGATATGAGTGAGTCAAGCATGCCTTTATCTGGTACTATTCAACACAGTACTTACACAACCTCTACATCACCTGCAGATGCTAATGTAGATCCATTCTAAATAAGAGAAAGCCATGGCTAAGAAACAGTATAAAAATGTGTTTACAATCATGGAGAAAGTAAAGAAGGGGGAGCTAGATTTTTCTGGCTCTTCCCGATTTACAAGTATCATTGGTTCGTATAAAAAACCTGAGTTAGTAGAGCCATATATTCACTATATAGATGCTCATCGATTAAATGAGTTTGTAAAGAAAGGTTTTATCCCTGGTTATACAAGTAGTGGAAGTAATCATGGTGCTCTTACACAGACAGCAGAAAAGATTGTCAAGATGAAAGGGCGTGAGAACTGGCACTTTTCAGTTGAAGAAATGACTGAAGCGTATCAATCAATACCTTCATCACTAAAGAACGATATCTTTAATATGTTTAATAAACCTATTGATAAGATTGACTTCAAAGCTCGCAATGAAAAAAATCAGATGCGTTACAAACTTCTTGAGTTAGCAAATGATCCAAGCTTAAAGATCTTAACTGAAGGTTCTAATGTTAAGTCTGGTATGTTTACTCAAAGTATGATGACATATCTTACTTACTTTATGTTAAGACTAAAGAAACAAGATCCTGATGCTCATGAAGAGATGAAGAACCAGATGAATCAATCAGATGGTGATAGTGATGATAACCAAGACGGAGATCAAGATGATCAAGCTCAAGGTCAAAGTGGTTCTGGTAAAGGTTCTGGAAAGGATCAGAAGAAGATGGAGAAAGCTATTGATAAAGCTTTAAAGCAAACTAGAGATAAGTTAGAGGAAGAAATGCATGATGCAGCTCAAAACATCAATGAACTAACTGAAAATATTGGTGACGAAGAGCTTGAAGAAGCTTGGAATAAAAGTACCGGTATTGGTAGTATGACTAAGCATGAGATAGAAAGAGCAATCGAGTCTCTAAAGAAAATCAAGATGAATGATTCTGTACTAAAGAACAACATCAAGATGATCTTAGATAAGTCAAAGAATTACTTCTCAGGGCAAGAACGCATTACACATGAGTCTTTGTTCGAGTCAGGCAACTTTGATGGCTTAGAAGAGTACGCAATGCTTCATCCAAAGCTTAGAAACATATTCCCAGAGGATATTACAACAAGAAACGTTGAGCGTAAAGGTAAGATTAATCTTTATATCGATATATCTGGTTCGATGTCCGAAGGATGTGGTGTTAAAGACGTTGATGGAAGAGGCTTGACTAAGCTTGAGTTTGCAAAAGCCATTGCTCTTGTAATGAAAAAGAACAACATGCTTAACAAGCTTTATTCTTTTAACCAAGATGTTCATGCTCTAAAAACAACAGACTTTGCTATTGCTTCTTTAGATGATATGGGTGGTACAAGTATTACAAAAGTAGTAAACCATATTATTAAATCACAAGAGAACAGCTTAGTACTTACTGACGCAGAAGATCGCTGCAGTGTCTATACAGATAAAGCTTTCTTCTTGGGTGTTAAAGGTAGTATGTTTAACTACTTTAATGATCAAGTACTAGAGCAGTATCATGCTAAACAAATGTCTGTCTTTGATGGTAACAGAATCTTATCAGTAGATAAAAGAGGTTACGTGATTAAAGATTAAGCTTTGTTCCAATCATAAACATATAACTGTTAGGTCTAATGCTCTGCTCACTAAAAGCAAGTGTTAGACCGCAGTTAAGTTTAAAACGTTTAGTTAGATTAAGATCAAAACTTGATCCTGTCATGGCATTAAATGTTGGAGTTATATCAACGCCTGTTTCTGATGCAACAACTGGAAAAGCTGATGCTGTGATTGTTGGTGCTATCGATACTCTTTTACTAAGTACAATAGGCTTACTGTAGAACATAAGCAAACTACTACTTACTGTGTTCATTGCATAACTAATAGTCTCGTTTATACCAAAGATACCTTTATTATTTTTTAAAGGCTTGATATAAGCACCAGTAGCAAATGCTACGTAGTTTCCTGATAAGTAAACTCCTGTAATACCATAATTTGTTATATGAGATAACTGACCTTTTGCAAAGTTCATCTTTGTATATCTACCAGATAAAGCAAACTGATTAAAAGTAGACCAGATCATACTGGTAACACCCCATGAGTCTGCTCCAGTCATTGAAGACTGAGACATACCAACAGATATTATCTGAGAAAAACTATTATCATCAGATAATAGAGAAGTAAGATCAGAGTTATATAAGATAGGATTAATACGGGCACTGGATTTGGCAGAGCTCTTACTGCTTTTCTTATCTTCACTTTTTTTCTCAGACTTGGACTCACTCTTGCTTTCTTCTTTGCTTTCTGACTTTGACTCATTACTTGATTCGCTTTTGGTTTCACTCTTTGTTTCAGAAGAAGAACTTGAACTACTACTTTCTGAAGAACTAGACGATGAACTAGATGATGATGAACTGCTAGTACTTGTTGCACTTGGTGCTGGAGTACTACTTGCTGCAGAAGATGCAGCTGCGGATGCAGCAGAACTAGCTGTTGATGTAGCAGCTGACGTTGCAGAACTTGTTGCTGCACTAGTAGCAGCACTTGTCGCCGCAGATGTTGCAGCGGCAGTAGCAGCAGCGGTTGCACTTGCAGTCGCTTGATTAACAGCTGCACTAACCGCAGTATTAACTGTCTGTGTAACTACTTGATTAACTACTTGTTGTGTTTCAGGACATGGATATGCTGTTGTCAACATATTTAACCATGCTGTTAAAGCACCTGTAGTTATATCGTTTGCTGTAACTACTTTGTATTGACCTCTGTAAACAACAGTAACTGACCCACTTGCGATAGGTACAGTTACCGTTAATACTTTTCCTGAACAAGGATCAACATATGTTTGTGACAACACTTGAGCATTGCTCGTGTTCCACAATAATAACAACATGATAATCCCTAACCATTTCACTACTTCGGTTCAATCTTTATAGTTGAATCAACAGAAACTTGAAAACGCTTTAACTTAAGCATCTCATCTTGATAGTCCCATTTGGCTTCAAGAGCTTTAATCTTTTGACGTGCCTTAATCTTTGTACGTACCTTAAGAATCTTACCCTCAAGCTTTGAAAGCTTTACATAACGCTTTGCAGGGTCAGTCTCTGTTAACTTAACAATCTCCATCTGATGTTCTAGATTAGAGATACGTGTTTGATACATTGGTATCTTAGCACCTTCGTATATCTTATACGCAGGGTAAATACTAGCAGCTATTGCTATAGTGCCAGCAATGATTAGTTTTTCTAACATGGTTGGTTTATTTAGTGAAAATCTTTTTCTTAATCATCCGTACCACAATCTTACTAGCAGCGTTTTCAAGCGCTTTCTTAGTCGTTGTACCAATCGTGGATTGATTAAACTTAATATCAGCAAAGTTAGCATCGTTCATTAGTGTTGCTTCCCTAACAGTCTTAGCTTCTCCCATTCCTGAGCCTGTAAAATACTCTCCCGTCTCAGCGTTAACAAACTTAACCTGTAAACCCATGCGAGTTACAACTGTCTGTTTTACACCGTCTTTCAAAGATAATGATTCATCTTCAGAAACGGAAAAATCATAGACCTCAATATAAACAAAATACTGAGCAAGCTTAATCTTGCCTCTACCATCTAACTTATTTTCTGTGATACCAGACTGTGATGCTTGAAACTGCTTTACCATTCTGTTCTTTATCTCAGCCTTATCCTCAGTAAAAGTAAAACGGTTTGTCTCTTCAAGGTATTCAACAACAATGTTTGTAACACCAAGACCAACACGTTTATCTTTTAACTCAGGATAAGCAGCATAAACATCTTCGTTTATACCTAAAGATAGTAACTGTATAGGAATCTTTGGACCTTCATAGTCCATTAAAGAATCTATGTTTATCTTCTTCTCAAAAGATGCAGTATAAGACTCTGTTCTTGTTGCTGCTATCTGTGCTTGAGTCTTATGACTGAAAGCTAGAAAGAAGATAAAACAAACACTTAAGAATACGCTTAACTTTTTCATACAGTTTCTTCATTGTCTTTTATTTTACCACACTTAACGCACTCTTCATCACCATCGTTGTCAACATCGTCCCATACGTGTTCACATTGTCTATGTGCAAAGTATACATCAACCTTACCATCACCGTCAATATCTAAACCATCCATAACTCCGTCACCGTCTTCATCGATTTCAGTGCCAGTTTGTTTTGCTTCAGTTTTTGGTAGTGATACTACTGATTCTAATGGATTATTAATCTGTGGAGCTGGAGGCATATCTGAAGTATTAGATAGACTTACACCGTCCTCCTCATCCATTTTCTGGACTAACATCTTGTCTTTGTCTGTATCAGAGAACCAATAGTCAATAATCTTACCATAAGAGCCAATAAAAGCTCCTAGTAAAAGTAATAACAACTCTTTCCACTCACCAGCAATAGCAGTATTCTGAGCAATAGCTATGAATATACCACCAATAATAAGCATAAAACCTCCTAGAACAATAGCTGTTATCAACCATCGTCTTGTCATCATTTGATTTAACAGGTCTTTAAACCCTGTTGCTTGACTATTTTCCATTACCATTTAGGGGCTTCTTCTAACTCTTCTTTTGCTGTTTTAGCCTTAGGCTTTGGAGCTGGAGCTGCTTGTGCTGGACCTGCAGTCTTGTTAACAATAATAGTTTTAGCTACAGGTGCTGGAGCAGCCGCTGCTTGATTGATATTAATAACAGGAGCTGCTGTAGTTGTTGCTGCAGCTGGTTCATCACCCTCACCTGTTAATTGTTTTGTAACATAACCACCAACACCTAATGCGATAGTACTTGCTAATCCGATTAAGATGCTCTTTAATGAGCCTCCTGTGTTTTCTGCTTCTTCTGACATGTTGTTTATCGTTTAATAACTAAAGGTTTTCTAATAGATACACCAGATATATCTGTTAATGTTAAGTCGTATAACCCATCTGGTAGGTCAGTAAAGTCGTATATCTTTGTTGTAATCTCAGTATCTGCAGTTAATGGTAAAGTTTTTACCGGTTCAATAGCAGCAAAAGAGTAAACTTGTACAGAGTATTTAGCTCCAGGTGTTACTGCAAACAATACAGTAACCTTTCCACCTACTGAACTTGCACTCAATATTTCTGTTGAAGTAGCTTTTGCGCCTAGATTTATTGGTGTATCTTCAAACTTCTCAAGATCAGAGCATGCAAACACAAGTGTGATAAGTAATAATAACAATAATGTATTCTTCATAGTGGTTAGATATTAAAAGTTGTTGTATCCAGTAATCTTAATAGTATCTGAGTTCAATGTAATACCTAACTGAGAACCTGTACTTGATGCTGCATCCATTACTGGACTTACTTTAATCAAGGTATTCATATCTAAACCGTTTGTTATTGCACTGAACTTAAGCTTAAACGGTACTAGTTCTCCTGTAACAGATGAGTTGAGAGCTTTATCTAATGCACCAAAACGAATAACGCCAGGTTTGGTATTATCAGCAAAAGCATACCATGTATTTGGCATTTGGTTCATAATCTCTTCGAACTTAATAGAAGCAGGATTATATCTAAACTCAAACTGTAAACCTGATAACTTATTACCATTTGTATTAACCTTTATTGGTATCTCGATAGTATTAGATGTTAGAGTCTGGTTAGCTAAGCTTACTGTAATGTTTGAAGCAGCAACCGTTCTGTTTAACGTCTTGTTTGCTGTTAAGTTAGTCTTTAATGATACAGCAGCGTTTGTTGCAATAGTACCATTAATCATCATCTGAGATGAGTGTGAACGGTTTATATCACCAGGGATCAAGAACTTAAGCTTTAATGGTTTATTTTGACCTATAAGACCAGTCTTGAAAGTGACATAACTGTTTGTAACATCTTTCCAGTTTGCTGGTGTTAATGCATTAAACGTACTATCAGTAAACGTTGGAACTGAAGCATACATATCTGTTCCTGCAGCGTAGTTTGATGGTAAAGTAAACAACTTATCAACACCAATTACTTGTGAGTATAACTTTGTTAAGTCACCACCATCAAATGTTTTTGATCTGTTAACATCAGCAGCTAAGTAACCAGCTCCTGTAATAATAGATTGTCCTTTATAAGTACCATCTAAGTTTTGTTGTACAAACTCAGCTTGTGCTGTAGTATAATCAGATACTGTAACAGCAGCAGCATATAAGTTATGAATACTATCCATGTTTAACATCATCATCACTCGATACTCTGTATTAGGTTCTAATCTTGATTGATCAATGTTTATTGCACCAGCAGCAGTTGCATCAGCAATAATACCAACGTTTGTTGTTGGGTTTAAGAATAAAACACGATGTAAACTAAAGTTATCGATGTTAGGATTAGTCTCTATAGTTGCATTAACATACTTAGTAGCTGTAGGGTCAAGATATATAACACTAGTTAAAGGTATTGTCATCTCAGTTGAACCTGCTGTACCGTTTGAATTAAATGCAGCAGCAAAGTTCATCTTAATAGGATCCCATGCATAACCTGGAGCTGTTGTCTTCAACTTAAACTTAAGACGAATTAAATCATCCCAACCTCCTGAATACGGCATACCATTTGGACTAGCCCAGTTTAAATAGACCCTAAGAATAGTTTTAGGTCCACCAGCCGTAAAAGAATAAGCAGCACGATTATAGTTAGTATTACCGTCTGGAGTGGTATTCTGTTGCGAAGATGTCCACGTATAACCAGGATAAGTGTACCAATCCATAGTAATACTAGAACCGTAAGGAAGTATCCCACCGTTGCCACCTGTTCCCGTATTTGTAACAGTAACAAGCTCAAACGCTGTGTTTTGGTACTCAAAATCGAAATAAAGCGATCTAGCTGTTGCATTACCGTTACCATCTGCTTTTACTGATACTATAAACTCGTCTCCTTTATTGATAACTGTTCCTACAGTATTCACTGAAGTTGAATCATCTTGTAGTCTTAACTTAATGTTTTGACCTTGAACGATGTCACAAAAACATAATAATATTGTGACAAGTAATAGTGCTTTTTTCATTATAATAGTTTGTTAATCAGTGTGTTACAAGACTTTTTTAAGGCTGACGATAGATTAGTTTGGTTAAACTTACCACCTTCATCTATAACTAATGCAGCCATTGATACTTCCTCAGCAGACTCTTCAACTATAACCGTCTTCTTTACTTTATCATCTTCAATTAACTTACCTCTCATTCGTATAACTATAGCGTCTGTATTCTTATGAAATACTGATAAGTTAGACTGAGTCTTTAATACATCAAGATAGACAATCTCGATCTCGATCTTCTTTGTAGCATATGGATTAATAACATACTCTTGTTCTTGTAAGAACTCTTCCATAATATTCTTAACACCAAAAGCAAGATTACGATTACCAGCTAGGTTACCCATAATAATCTTGTTCTCAACAGAAGAAACGTTTATACTTTCTCCTGGTCCTATAAGATTAACAATGTTCTGAGGAGCAAAGAAGTGTGAGTATATAAAGTAACTCTGTATCGATAATGCAGATGCTACAATACTCCAGACAACAAATAATAATGCTTTCATATACTTATGGTTTATACATGGAAAAAGAGCGATTAACGCCCTTGTCCAACATATTTCTTTTTAACTGCTTTAGCTTTTGGTCCAGCAGTCTTTGCATGCTTTCCTTTACGTCTAGTACCGAAGACGATCTTCTTTGCTTCAGTAGATCCTTTTGCTTTTGCCATTATTTCTTTTCTTTGATAGTTTGAATGATTGCTTGAACTTGTGGTGATGTTCCTGTAACAGGAGCATTCTCAGGATTGAATGGATGTGCCATATTAGTCTTGGAAAATAGTTGGAGCTGGAACAAAGTTTGGTAATAAAAACTCAAAATCATAAGACATTAATGCAGTTAAGAAACCTGGACTAGCATCAACGCCACCTTCTACAACAAGAGCATACCAAGCAAAACCTTCTGGATTGTTGTAGTTGTATAAAGAAATCTTAAAACTATTTAATGGTACATGAACACCATCTATTTCTATTAGCCCACCAAGAGCTAAAGGGCTTGTTACAATATCAGCACCAGTTCCGCTTTGGAACATACCTGTAACATTTCCTGGAAATATAGAAGGATATCCCTGTGACGTATTTATAACTACTGTACCTAAGTATTGATAAAAACTATTAGCATTATCACTGATTGAACTAATACCTTTAATGTGATATGATATAAGTTCTGTACCGTCAGTATATTTAAACTTAGGCCCTTCTTTTGTTAAACCTGCATCAGGATACCACTGAAAAGGATAGCTAACTGGTGATACAGATTTTGCATATCGTTTAACAGCCGATTTAAAGTCTGAAGTATTAAATAGTTTTCGTAACGGTTGTGTTAAATAATCAACTAGATTTGCCATAGTTTATGATAATAGATGATAATACTCATTAAAGTGTTTAATACGATCTGCTAAGCCTATTGTGCCACCATTAACTCGTTTAGTTACTGCTGTTACTGTTGCTGTATTAGCTCCTTTATCACAGATAGCCCATAGCTTATTACTGTTAAAGAAGAAAGCTGCTGATGCTAATGCATACTTTGTAGCTACAAGATCTGGACTAGCAATAATGTTTTCTGGAACTGTAGCATCAAAACGAGTATAGTTTTCTTTACCTGTGAGCTGGATAAATCCTCGTCCCCGGAACTTAAACCCATCTCCTGATGCTTCAGGACCATTACCCATACGAGATGCATAAACTCTGTTTGCAATCTTTTCAGGTTTGCGTTCGTACTGTGCAGCTAAAGCAGCTGTTGGGAAATACTTTTTAAAGATACCCATCAAACCTTTTGCTGAATAGTTAAGATTTTCTTGAGTAGCTCTAAAACCACCAGACTCATGACCACACTGAGCTAAAAAGTGGGCAAGGCGTAATGGTGTAGTAATATTAAATAAACGAGCAGTATCTGGAATAGCTGCTATAACAGCATCAGGTACATGCCCTTTTAATCGATCTAGTTTGAAGCTGGAAGTTGCAGCAGGGGGTGTTGTAACTTGGGTGACAGGTGCTTGAGGTTGAGATGGAAACATCTTAGCCCAAGTACCATCACCAACAATACCATCAGCAGTAAGACCATGTGCAGCTTGCCATGCTTTTACAGCAGCATCTGTCTTTGGCCCAAACTTACCAACAACATCAACACCTAAAAACTGCTGGAGCTTCTTTACATCTTCTCCTTCAGATCCTAGTCTTAATAACATATTATATAGTGGTTAGGTGATTTTTACTTCTTCTTACGCTTGTAGTAGCGTCTCTTTGGCTTTGCTACTGCTTCTTCAGCAATCTGCTCAGCAACTGAATCAGATATCTCAACGATCTCTTCTTTTACAGCTTCTACAATAGGTTGGACTTCTTCTAAGATAGTCTTCTTTGGACTTGTGAATAGTCCCTTAATGAATGATAAGATACTCATGGTTTATTTGTTTAGGTTAATTCTTTCCGATCTTAAAGTACGTCTGTATGCCAAAAGACGTTGTACCATCCGTGGCAATGTTAACTTTTGCACCATATATTTGATCCTTCTTTGTCTTGTATAGTATACCGCCTTCAGCACTTCGGACGTTACCCCCGCTAGTAAGGTTAAGGCCACCACCAACATAGACTTGTCGTTTAGGATCATCGTATTTAGTAATCGTTTTAGTTTCTTTTACAACAGGAATCTTATAGTTTTCTCTAAAGCTACGTCCAACAATCTTGTTTTCAGTAACAGTATCAACTATACGTATATGACCATACTGACCGACATGAACGCTGTCTGTATAAATCTTTCTTGAAGCAAAGCGTTTAGCTAAGTCTTCATACTGTTGCTTTAGTTTGGGATAAGCTGTATCAGCTTTATACTGAGTGTTTAATACCTCAAAAGGTACTGGAACCTCGTATGGTGTAGGGACATCTCTAACGATAAGACTATCGTGCTTAGTCCAGAATGTATCAGTAACAACAAGAGTGTCTGGTTGTCTACTATTTGAGTGACCCATACATCCTCGCTGGGTCAGAACTACAAAAAACGCTATAGTAATAATAACGCCGATAACTATATTTTTCATTATCCTTCCATGTGAACATCTTCCTCTTTGTTTGAGTCTTTTGTCTTCTTACCCATGATGTTTTCAGCACCAGAGATACCAAAAGAACCTAATGTAATAATAGCAAAAGCGTTAAAGATGTAATCGTTTATAACTAACTCTTGGCCAAAGTATCCAGTAACAACGTCAACTGTTTCGATTAATACCATTACGGCAAAGGACATAAAGCCTATAATAGACTTCTCATTCCAGTCGTTGTTGTCTTTAAATATCGTCCAAAAGCTTGTTGATTCTGTTGTCTTCTTCATCGTGGTCAGGTTTAATAGCCACCATCTCGTGATAAAATACTTGAGAAGGCAACTTGTTTGGTGGGGTAGGTGTTTGTAATGCCAGTTTACTATATACAGCGCGTTCCAGATTATCAATCCTAGTCTTATCGACGTTGCTCTGTGCCATTAATAGTTTTACATCCTGTTTAACTTCGTTGACATCTTGCCAGATCATAATCCCTAAAAGAGATACTAGACTTGGGAAAATCCACGCTTTGAATGCTGAGATGGTTGGGTTCTCTCTGGTCATTGTTTAAAATAGTTTAGCAAATCCTGCTTTTATAATCGTTATATCATTATGACGACCAAGAATTAAGGTGGTGATGAAAAGCATACTGTTTTAAAAAGTCAGTAAAGATCATCGTATTAATATCATGAGAAGCTAACTTACTTCCAAACCAATCAGGTCCATAAAACTTTGTCTTGATATTAACCATACTGCAAAGATCTTCTATAACTGGATGACCTTTATCAGCACCTATTACACCATTCATTATACGTTTTTGTTCTGGTCCCCAAGTTAAAAATAGGTTGTCTAACTCTCTTAGTGCATCAAATGAATTAACTGGTTCAAAATCAACATCAATATACAAACCACCGTATTCTTTTAACAAAAACATTCTAAGTACATCTGCTTGAAAAGCGTAGTGTTTAGTTTGTCCAAAGTAATCAAATACTTCTTGCATCTCTTTGGGCATCTCAGGTAGATTATCATCTGTCCAAAACATGTATTCCCATGTTGGATTCATGCTTTTAACTAATCTACAACACCTTCTTTCCCTCACTTGCATCACATTAGGACCTACCCAAATCTGATGTATTATGTTATTCATGGTGAAGTATTCTGAAAGATACGTCCTTTAAACTCACTTATTAACAACTTATGTAAAGACTTTGGATCTTGAGTATCAGTTAGTTTATGGTATTCAATACCGATATACTTAAACTGGTTAATCTTATCTATTATACTAGGTATTATCTTATACTCAGCTCCTTCACAATCTACTTTTAGATACTTACAGTCAGTAGTAATATACTTATCAATGGTTTCAGTTATACAATATGATATAACACCTCCTTTTGTATACTCTGAAGATGCACCTGTATTAAATACTGGAGTACTGATCTGTATCTTATCCCCTTCTTTATCAGTAATTGCTACATTATGCAGCTCTATATCTGATAATGATAAACCGTTTAAGAGAATGTTCTGCTTAAACTGCTCATAGTTTATTTGTACTGGTTCAAAAGCTATAACTTTGCATCCAAACTTCTTTTTAACATATATAGAAAACATACCTATGTTGCCTCCTATATCTATTACAGTATCTGTTGGTAAAAGCTTTATTTGCTCTAAGCCATAACAGTCAGATTCAAGTTCCGTTGTTACGATTTTTATTGTATCAGAAGTAGTTAAATCCTCAAAAACTAAAGGTATACTTCTAATACTACCGTAACAACGAGACCTGTTATAATTCATTAAGCTTGTGCTTCTTCTGAAGGCTGTAAATGCTTTGGTAACTCTAAATCTAAACGAGTAATCTCAGATTCACATTCAGCTTTTGTAGCAGCAACAAATACTTCTGTTGAACCACCTGTTTCACTTTGGTAAGCTGCTTCGATTAAATCAATAACCTTACCACTATTATGAATCAATCTCCAGCTTTGAGTAGCCGGTACAGTTTTGATTCCATTATTATCTGCTTGAATATACATTGTTATATCTTTTATATGTTAGTTAAAACTAGTTATGGCTAATTGTAAACCCTCTACCTAATAGTATAGCTTTTGCTGCTAAACCAGTAGATGAAGGAGCTGCATTTGTACCACCTGTTAAATTAATTGTACCATTGTTAGATGGATCAGTACCATTTGTACCATCTAAACTAGCTAGTAAAGTTAATATACCATCAACTGAAGCTTGTGTTAAAGCACATCCTTCGAAGTTAATATTTGCAGGACCCCAAGAAAGACCTAATGTTTTTAGTGTACCAATAGTACCTAAAACCACATTAGCTAGCTGAGAATGTCCATTATAAGATACATAAGCACTCTCATAATTAATTATAGCTGGGACACGTAACGTATTTAATACCGATGCTCCAGAACCCATTCCACTATTTACATGATACACTGATTTCCAAACAATAGCTGATGGTAGATTAATTACTTGTAAAAAACCAGGCTCGTAAATAGAAAAAGCAGCTTGTTTTAATAGCGGAAAGTTTGATGGCCCAATCTCAGCTATAGCTGTTACAGCATTAATTTGTATCTGAGCATAAGAAGAAAGATCCGTTAATGATGAAAAGTTTAAAGTTGTTAATGCAGGACTATTGCTATTTATCGAAATACCTTTACATGTTTGTAGTAATGGAAAGTTAACAGTTGTTAATGCTGCACCTGAAAAAGACAGACCACTCATTGGACTATCTTGAGCAATAGTATCAGGAAAAGAAAAAGTAGTAACCACAGTTGATCCAGTAATGTTAAGATCACCAATATAACGTGTATGAAAAGCTATATTTGTTGCTGTAGTACTAACGCTACTACCACCATATCCACCGTAGCCATTTGAACCAGCAGCATTAAAACTAAATGATGCATAGTTGCCAACTTCTGTACTATAAACACCGTTAACAGTCTTAGGTACAGAAGCTTTTTGTACATAAGTTGCAGTAATATCACTTCCTAATATACCATTCGCAGTTACTCCAAATGATGGAGCTGAACCTCCGCCTGATGCTAAATCAGCAATAGCTTGAGCTGTTACTTTCTTTGTAGTACCACCTTGTACTATTGGTAATACTTCTGTACCTGCAAGTGCAGATGCTGAAGCTAATTGACTAATCTTTTTATTTGCCATGTTTAATATATGTTAAATGTTATAGTATGATTAAGTCTTCGTTTTCTGCAACTAGACTAAAGTTATCTTCTGTTAGTAAAGACTCCGCTCCTGCTGCTGTAACGTCTAATATATTACCTTTTGGTACTGTAAGTACAGCTACTAATGAATTAGGTATAATAGCACCTTTTTTATCCGTACGAACAACGTACTTTAAACCATCAGGATGAGTTGGTAAAACCGTTGCACTAGATATTTCTAGAGTATTAGCTGGAACTTTACCAGTAGTACCCATCATAGTACCAGGGATTGGAAACCCTAAAGCATCTTTCTGAGCATAGTATTTTAATGTTGCCATATTATATAAAGTTTTTAATAGCGTTAAGCAGTAGTTTGGAGATATGAATCAAAGCATTATCTTTGCATCCCCTTTAGAGAATCTCTACATAATAATATATTAAATATTGTACAAATAACCTAAACAAAAGTAGCCTATGATTATAAACCTCTGGACACCACTGATTCTTAACCGTCTAACACTGAATCAGTTTGTCTACTTAGATTTTAGACACAAGGGTATTATACCTCCCCCTGATCTTATTGACAGCCCTAATATTGACAAAGCGTTAATACTAAAAGGCTTCATGACAGATAAAGGAGCCATTACCCCGTCTGGTATAAAAATAATAGATGAGTTCTATGCTCAAATTGAGCCAAAGAAAAAAGTCGTTATAACAAGTCAGATGAAACACCCGCAGGTAGATGACCTGTTACTTGATTATCGAGACTATTTCCCAAAAGGTGCAGTATCAGGAAGAGTGCTACGTACTAGTCCAACTGATTTAAAGAAACGTTTTAATGACTTCTTTAAAAAGTATCCTGATTATACCTGGGAAGAAGTGCTTGATGCTACTGAGATGTATGCAAATACATTTAAGAGTAGTGCAAATGGACATACTTATATGAAAAACTCAACCTACTTTATAATGAAGGATGGAGTATCCGAACTAGCTTCAACTATCGAGAGTCTTCGTGACACAGATGGTCAAGTTTTGTCATCAGGATATGTTCATGACTAGTTGTAAATGCCGTAACTTTTTCGTATTTTTATCTTCCTATGAGCTCACAACTAACAGACATTTTAGACGACGTAGTACCCTTATCGGTTATAAACCAAAAGGGCTTAGACTACATTGAGAAACGCAAAACAGGACAGATCAAATCAGTCAAAACACCTTGGAACACCATCAACGATGTGACTATGGGTGGCTTTGAGTGGGGAACTATCTCTGTTGTTGCAGCCAGATCAGGAGGTGGTAAGACTACCTTCATGCTTGAGTTAACAAGAAGTGTTCATGACTTGAACCCAACACAGGATTTTATTGTACTTGACTTTCAGTTTGAGATGACAGACGAGAAGATTGCCTTAAGAGAGTATAGTCAGAAGACAGGCTTGTCCGTAAAAGAACTTGCTAGTGCAAAGAAGAAACTTGATGACAGTGTTGTCAGCTTTCTTAAAGGTTATGTAGACTACAAGAAAGAAAAATCAGGTGGTGCTGATAAGATCTTTGTCATTACAAAAAGATGTACTGTATCTAATATTAGAGCATATATACTTGCCATGTGGACAAAGCATCGTAAGCCAATGATTATTACTATTGACCATAGTTATCTTGTAATGATGGGTACTGAGAAGAGTGAACTTGCAATGCTTCATAATCTTGGTACTATGATGACTGAGTTAAAGAAAGCTATACCTTGCTTGTTTATCGTTCTTAATCAGATGAACAGAGATATCGAGAGTAATGAGAGACGTCAACCAGGTAAGGCTGGTAACTATCCTAATACATCAGATATCTACGGTGGTGATGCTTTGTATAACCATGCTGACTTAATGCTTGCACTTGACAGACCTTTTGAAAAGAACTTAATGATTTATGGTCCTAATAAGTACAAGGTAGAACAAGACCATGTTGCCATCCACGTGCTAAAAGCTAGAGATGGTAAATCAGATGCTGTGTTATTCTTTAGAGGTGACTTTGCAGCAAACAAGTTTATTGAATGTCCCGAACCTGATAGAGATGTTGATGCTATCAGTACTAGAAGAAGAGTAGTAAATCCTTAATAATGTTAATAAATATGATAAATCAATTAAAGGGACAGTTTAGTATACTGAACTCAGTCCCAAAAGCAGTGCCTGACTTAGGCCCGAATGTACTTGGTAAAACAAACATGACTATCGACGAAAAGAAACAGTTGTATAGTAAGCTAACACAGTTTCATAAAGATGCTTTAGCTGACTATGGTTTTCCAAACGCAAAAGTTGAGTTTAAAACTATCTGGCATGATGCCACAACAGACCTAGATTCAGTAAACATCTATGGTAATCAGTTTAGACGTAACTTCTTCTTTGAGATCTTGAAGTCTTCAGATGATAAGAAAGGTTATGTAGCAATGGATGAACGTATTTTATTTACAGTAGATACAGATTGTGCTTACTGGGAACAGTATCCATTAGCAAATGTTAATGCTAATAACTTACCAGATGCAGTAGAAAATAGACTGTATAGTGTTCCTTTATCAGATCTTATACCAGTTAATGTAAAAAGATATCCTATATCTACAGCACAACAATCTCGTGCAACGCGAGTAGAGCATGCATATGCACCATTACAAGATGAACCTGAGCTACCAAAACAAGCATCCCTTGATTTTGAGTTAGAGCAGTTATCATCAAATGATTTCAAAGCGGAAGATCAACACTATAGTAACCTTAGTGTACTTGACTTGCTTGCAATCATTCAGTGTGAGCCGATAAGCTCAAAGGATTATCTTAATCAAGCAATAAATAAAGTAAATAAACAAAGAAGCAAATAATGGAAGAGTTCACATTACCTATAGATAAAGTTAAAGCCGAAGTAAAGAATCCAAAGAATCTTGTTATATTCGCAAAGCCAAAAGTTGGCAAGACTGAGTTACTAGCAGGACTACCTGATTGTCTAATCTTAGACCTTGAGAGTGGTACTGACTATGTTGATGCATTAAAGATCAAGGCAACATCTGTTAGAGACATAAAAGCCATCGGTGAGCAGATCTTAAAAGCAAATAAACCGTATAAGTACATCGCAGTAGATACAATCACTGCACTTGAAGACATCTGTTTACCTTTTGCAGAGGAGTTATATGGAAAGACTTCAATGGGAAAGAACTGGTTAACAGAAGGTAAGCCTAAGTATACAAGCTTATTAAACTTACCAAACGGAGCTGGATATCCGTGGTTACGTGAGGCATTCACAAAGGTTATTGATTATATCAAGACTCTTGCTCCTCACATTATTTTAGTTGGACACGTTAAAGATACGATGTTAGAAAAGAATGGAGCAGAAGTAAATGTTCTTGACTTAGATCTAACAGGTAAGCTTAAACGTATCACCACATCTAATTCAGATGCTATTGGTTATCTGTATCGCAAGGGAAAGCAAAACTTCCTAAGCTTTAAAACAACAGATGAAATCTCATGTGGGGCTAGACCAACTCACTTAAGAGATGAGGAGTTTATGGTATCAGAGATGACACCAACCGGTCTGGTAACGTATTGGGACCAAGTATTCATTTAATGTAAACAACAATAATAAACAAAAACAATCATGATTAGTACAAAAGATTTCGCAGCAGTAGAAGAAAAAGGAACAAAGACTAGCCCAATAGTAGGACCAGGAACAACAGAAGCACGTATCCTTAATGTTCAGTTAACAAAGAACCGTAGTTTTGATACTGATGGTTCAGTTGCTTTAGTGTTAAACATTGAAACTCCAGCAGTAACAGATCCAAACTTCCAAGGTTTCTTTATTAACCCTAACGATCCTTCAAGCCCTCGTCACTTGGGTCAGATTGGTCGTATCAAGTATAAGGCTTATCCAATGAAGGATAGCACTGTTACTCGTAATATGCCAGATGGTACTACAAAGACTATCAATAATAAACGTGACAATGAGTATTTACAAGCAGTTATCAACTTAGCAAACACTTTAGGTGCTCCTATTAGAGAAGCTGTTGATAACATTGCAGCATCTACTATCTTTGATCACGTTGATGCAGTATCAAAGATCTTTGCTAACCGTTCAATGGTATTCACTATTGCAGCAAGCGGATACAAGAATGCAAAAGGTTATACTGCATATGATTTGTTCTTACCATATGATAAGACAGGAAAGAAAGCTTATGTGTTAAAGGGTAATGAAGCTGATCTTATTGCTTTTGATAAGTCACTACATGTTAGTGAACCAAAAGAAGATAAGCAGGTTGCAGGTTTCGAACCAAACAACGATTTCAGCTTATAGTATTAGTGGTTAGGTGATGTAAGAAAGGGTGGGGATTTTATCTCTGCCCTTCTTTTTTCTCCTTTAATTACAACAGGTTATGCTAAGTACAAAAAACTTAATCTCAGATGTTAAGCTCGTACCATCAACATGGATATTCGAGCACTATTGCAAGCTCCCTGACAAGCTTGTTGGTCAAGATCTTAAAGTAAAGAGTCTTTTCAACCCAAAGGAACGTACACCAAGTATGTGTATCTACTTTGATCAGAAGAAAAGTATCTATAAGTTTAAGGACTTCTCAACAGATACAGGCGGAGGAGCTATTGATTTAGTAAAGCATTTGTACCAGTGTAGCTTTGGACAGGCAAGCGGAACTATTATTGAGGATTACAATGAGTTTATCTTACATAATAATGGAGGCTTTGATGTTCAAGAGTTTAAAAGCTATAGTAAATACCGTGTTAAAGATACAACTACACGGCCCTGGACAACAGCAGATCAATACTACTGGACTAAGTTTAACATAGGCAGTAGATTACTTGATGAGCATAATGTTAGACCCTTACAATCCTACATTATGGCTAAAGAAGAAGACGGTCAAAACAAAGAGCTTGAGATATTAGGCAAGCATTTGTATGGCTACTTTACAACTGATGGTCAGGTATATAAGATATACCAACCCACTGTAAAGGATAAGAAGTTTATTAAGGTTGCGAACTATATACAAGGTTCAGAGCAACTAAAAGGACATGATTACTTAGTTATTACCTCTAGTCTTAAAGACTTGATGGCATTAAAATCATTAAAGCTCAGTGTTGATGTGATTGCACCAGACTCTGAGAACACAATGATAAAGCAGGAAGTCATTGATAAGTATAAGAATCAATATAAGAAGATTATTACTATCTTTGACAACGATGAAGCAGGACTTCGAGCAATGAAAAAGTACCAAGAGCATTATGATATACCTTATGTTCATTTAAAGATGAGCAAAGATTTAGCTGATGCTATTAGAGACTTTGGACCTAGAGAAGTAATGATTAATCTAGTCCCTTTAATAACAAAACACGTAATAGATAATGAGTCAGACAACTTGGATGCACAAGCGTAAAGCTATCACTTCTCTTGATAAGCTTCCTAATTACCATGAACTAGAAGGATTCGTCTATAAGATCACTAACCTAACAACAGGTCAGATCTACATAGGTAAGAAGTCTTTGTATCACACAAAGAAGAAAAGAATCTCAGCTCGTAGTAAAGCAGAAACAAAAACAAGAAAGACATTCGAGTATATAAAGAAAGAGTCAGACTGGTTAAAGTATTATGGATCAAGCAAAGAACTATCAGCAGATGTTAAGTTACTCGGAGTAGAGCAGTTTTCAAGAGAGATCTTAGAGTTATGCAAAACAAAGAAGTACTTAACATATGCTGAGTTTGCTTGGCAAGTTAAGTTAGATGTATTAAGAACTAACTCCTATAACGGAAACATACTAGGTAAATGGTATGGTCGTGATATGGAATAAACAAAAAGATTATGGCTGAATTACATGAGACACTGATGGGTCAAAAGCTGATATCAACAAATATCCCAGGTATCCATCATGAGTTAAAACGCATTGCAGACTTATTAGAAAGTTATGTTGTGATGCAGACAAAAAAACTAAGACCTAGTGACAATAGGAGCATTGTTCTTGTAAAACCAGGTATATACAGAGTAACTCTCTGCGGAGATTTATGGACACTAGAACAAGATAGATTCAACTCAAAAATATGGAGAGGTGTATTAGAAACTAGTGTAGGTTCAAAGAAAGTTGGTACATCAGTAAAAGCACAAACAAAAAGAGATGCTCTTATAATGATGGAAGAAAAGTATAGTTAATATGGAAGACCCGATTATTGAAGCTGTTATAGAACAGATGAAGGAAGACTTTGCGATGCAGGATGTAACAGCTATCTATGAGTTACTAGAGTTCCTTCCAAAGAAAAACTTATTAGGCTATCTACCAGAAGAGGTGGCAGAACAACTTAAACAACAAAAACATGGCGGACAATAAACATATTGAACAAGCTTGTGTTGATTTGATAGGCTTTCTTGAAAGAATAGAGTCAACAACAACTGACAAGATTACGGCTAGTGAGATTCGTAATTACATGTATCAACAAGGATACTGGTCAAAAGAAGAAGTGCATAATCACAATAATGAATCAACTGGCATATAATATGGAGGAGCAAATATTAATGAATAGCTTTTACGAGAAGCCTTTTCAGTTTAGTTACAGTAGTCTTAGTAGATTACTATGGAGTCCAAAGTCTTTTAAAGACGTATATATTAATGGTATAAGAGAAGAGATTGTTGCTGATCACCTTATCAAGGGTAAGCTTATACATAATCTGATCTTAGAGCCAGATAGTATTACAAAGAATTATATTGTAATGCCAACTGAGTTACCTGCTGCAAAAGCAAAGATGGTTATCGATAGAGTGTTTGCACACAAGCAACAACTACAAGATGACTCAAGAGAAGAACTTGATCAGTTTGGTAATGCTATCTTAGATATTATGGCTGACATGAACTACTTTCAGAACTTAAAGACTGATGCTCAGCGTCTTGATAAGATAATAACACTTGACCATCAAGTATACTGGTCTTTCTTAAAGATGAAAAAGGGTAAAGATCTAATCGATCAAGATACTTTAACATTCTGTACAGAAGCAGTTAATACTATCAAAAGTCATGCAGATATCTGCGAGTTACTTGGTCTTCACCTAGATAGCATGTCTGGTAATATTGAGACAGTAAACGAGAAGATGTTCTATATCGATAAGTTTAAAGACTACCCATTTGGTCTTAAAGGCATCATTGACAACTTAGTTATCGATCATGATAAAAAGATCATCTATATCAATGACTTAAAGACTACATCAAAAGACCTTATTAACTTTGATGGATCTATTGAGCATTATGATTATTGGATGCAAGCAGCTATCTATGTTCAGTTAATTAATGCAAACTATGCACATCTTATTGGATATACAATTGAGTTTAACTTTGTCGCTGTTGATAAGAACTACTGCACATATGCCTTTGGTGTATCAGCAGAAAGTATTATTGCATGGACTGAGCGATTAATGGATACTTTAGACAAAGCTAAGTGGCATTACGAAGAAAGAAACTACTATCTTCCGTTTGAACTTGCTAGTAAAAAAGTATATTTGTAGTACAAAACTAACATACAATGATAGACGCACATAAAGTACCATCGTTATATAGCAGATACTTCCAGAAGTCAAAGACGTTTTTATTACCGTTTGTTCTTACAGATCGTAAGTCAATGACTCAACCTGAGAATGTATACATTGCCTGGAAAGATAGATATACTGTAAAAGATAAGCGTTTGATTGTTGTTTATAAAGCAGGGAATAAATCCGTTGCGTTCAAGAAGGCGGAGGCTGCACTAACAGCTTCCCCTTTATTTGAATCAAGAGAAGAGTACAGCGATAAGATCATCTTTATCTTTAACTTTACAAAGAAGAGAAGAGACTGGAAGTGTTTTATTGATGGTAAGTACTCTATGCTTGATGAGGATGCTAAACTAGATATCCTTTACTTCTTTAGAAAAGAACCAAAAGAGTGCACATACATTAACTCATACTTATATCCTGAGTACCACTTTGATCACTACGCAAGTTTACTTGATGTTGATGTTAGAGTACTTATCGAGATAGGTGAGTTATGTGATAAATACGATCAAGACAAAGAAACATTAACATTAGTTACTGCAGATTTGGAGATCTTAGAAAAAGCTGTTTAATTTGTAAAAACCAACCAACATTATGATCCATAGTATGTTTATTATCTCTTCTAAGTGGGGAGAACTTGATAGTTTTCGCATGATTCCTATCAACATTGAGTGTCCTTATGCAGAATGCATTTATGATGCTTCTCAAGGTATCTTAGCTATTATCTCGAAAGAGAAAAGACAAAAGTATCACTTCTTACCTAAGTTAGATGATCGTGGTAAAGTTATACCAGTAAAAAGAAAAGCTGGTGATCCAGAAGAGTTTACTCCTTTTGCTGAAGAAAGACGTTTGATGGAATCATCTTATGAGTATTATATTGATAATGCAGATGAGATATTAGACTTTGTTGATTTAATGCGTAGCAAAGATCAACCAGTAACTGTTAATTATGCAGATTTGATCGTAAAGAAATAGTTTAAGTCCAAAATGTACTAATGGGAGAGGTTCTGCTTCTCCCATTTTTTATGCACTATACACGGGGGAACAGCTTAACTGAACAACTGCATAATGAAAACTAAAGCACACTGGGTAATGGATTATGAGACTATTTGTAATTGCTTTATCTCAGTATTCATCCATTACAAGAATGATAAGGTGCGTAAGTACTTTGTAGTATCAGAGTTCAGAGATGACTTTGATGCTTACGTTGACTTTCTTAAAGAAAACGTTAAAAATCAAGAGTATCATATATCATATAATGGTCTTGGCTTTGATAGTCAGATCACTCAATACGTTCTTGAGAATCATCAAGAGTGGAAAGGTCTCTCACCTTTAGTTATTGCTCGTATAATCTACGGCTATGCTCAGACAGTAATCAATAAGCAAGAGTTAAAAGAGATGCTTGACTATGCACCATACAAGTTGTCTATCAAGCAGATCGATGTATTCAAGCTTAACCACTGGGATAACCCTGCAAAGATGAGTAGTCTTAAGTGGATTCAGTATAGCATGGATTGGTTCAGTGTACTTGAGATGCCACATCATCATAATGATCCTATAACATCAGAGGAAACTCAACGAATGGTATTAGACTATTGCGTCAATGATGTTGAGAGTACGCGTAATATCATGGAGATAAGTAAAGAACAGATTAATCTACGTCTTAGCTTAAGCAAAGAATACAAGATTGATTTATTATCTGCATCTGAGCCACGCATATCAAAAGAACTGTTTGCCTATTTCTTAACAAATAAGTTAGGTATAGATAAGAAAGAACTAAAACAGTTGCGTACACCAAGAAAACAGATCATACTAGAAGACTGTATACTGCCTTATATTAGCTTTAAAACACCTGAGTTTAACAATCTACTTAACTTCTTTAAAAGCAAGGTTGTAGTGGAAACAAAAGGGGCTTTAGACTATAAGGTTACATATAAAGGAGTTAATAGTTACTATGGTCTTGGCGGTATTCATGGTGCTGCAAAAGCAGGTATCTATGAAGCAAAACCAGGATGGACTATTATGTCAAGTGACGTAACATCTTTCTATCCTAATCTTGCTATTAGAAACGGTTTTGCACCAGCACATCTACCAAAGAAAGACTTCTTAGAGTTATATGAGTGGTTCTTTGAAGAAAGAAAGAAGATACCAAAGTCAGATCCAAAGAACTATGTATACAAGATTATCCTGAACTCTACTTATGGTTTGAGTAATGATGAAAATAGTTTCTTGTATGATCCACAGATGACCATGCAGATTACTGTAAACGGTCAGCTACAACTATCAATGTTGTATGAGATGTTAGCTGAAGCTATACCTGATTGTCAACCATTAATGCAAAACACAGATGGTCTTGAGATGATGATTCCTGAAAAGGATGTTCAAACCTACATGGATGTGTGTGCAGAATGGGAAAAGATAACTAATCTTGGGCTAGAGCATGATGAGTATAAGAAGATGATTATTGGTGATGTAAACAACTACATTGCTATCTATAAGAAAGAAGGTAAGATACCAAAGTGCAAAGGTCGTTTTGAGTGGGAAGCATTAAGTTCAAAGAGTGCATCAACGTTGCACAAGAACAAAAGCTTTCTTGTAATACCAAAAGGCATCTATGAGTACTTTGTTAATGGAGTTAAACCTGAAGACTATGTTCGTAATCATACAAACTTCTTAGACTTCTGTGGTGGAGCAAAAGCAAAAGGTAAGTGGTTCTTTGAAAAGTATAGTATTGTTGATGGTGTTGAGAAGTTTGAAAGACTTCAGAAGATCATCAGATACTATGTTAGTACAAAAGGATCTAAGATTGTAAAGAAAGAGCCAGCATCTGGTAGAGCTATCCAAGTTCTTGCAGATCGATGGTTACTAACTGAAATGAATCTTATTAACGATGACACTGAAACACCAGATGACATCAACTATCAGTTTTATATTGATAGTATTAACAAAGAGATAGAGAATATCTCAAACATAAAGCAGTCTAACACAGGACAGCTTGAACTATTCGGTTTTTAATAATATAGTTATGACAAAAGTAAGTATCGATTTTGATGGTACACTCAGTCAACCACAAGTCCAGGAGTTTGCAAAAGAGCTCCTGGATGCTGGTATTGATGTATGGGTAGTAACAACACGTTATGATGAGAATCACTTGCATAAGTACGCAATGGATTATCCACCAACGTTAGATGATTTATGGGAAGTAGTTGAAAGACTAGGTATCCCAAGATGGAAGGTAAGATTTACCAACATGGAATGGAAGTACACCTATCTATGTGACACTGAGTTTGTCTGGCACTTGGACGATAATGACCACGAGATTCGTAGGGCTCTTTATAATAAGTGTGGAGTAAGAATGATACAAGTTAATAGTGATGATTTTAAAAGCAAATGTTTACATATAATCCAGTCGTTATGAAAGTAAAAGTAAAAAAGCTGCATTCTGATGCAGTAGCCCCTAAGTTTGGAAAGCCTGGTGATGCAGGTGCAGATCTTGTAGCTACGTCAATAGATGTAGATAGAGATCTTGATCAAGTAGTATATGGTACTGGTATTGCTGTTGAAATACCAGAAGGAATGGTAGGACTTATTTTTCCACGTTCCTCTGTTCGTGACTATGATTTAGTTATGAGTAATTCTGTTGGTGTAATTGATAGTGGTTATCGTGGTGAAATCATGGTTACATTTAACTATAAATCAGATAAAGATACTCGTTCAGTATTAACTGACATGGCTGATACTGAAAAATGGACACCATTCCATACTAAGAAAACATATGCTTATGATATATACAATGTAGGTGATCGTATTGCTCAGTTGATTATCATGCCTGTACCATTAGTTGAGTATATGATTGTTGATGAGTTATCAGAAACTGAACGCGGAACTGGCGGACACGGTTCAACAGGACAATGATACAGTTAAAGACATGCTTATATCTTGATGATGTACGTACTCCAACAGAAAATATACCTGGATACCATCCATGGATAGTTGTAAGAAACTATGATCAGTTTGTTGAGTACATTACTGAACATGGTATACCAGACTTTATATCGTTTGATCATGACTTAGGTAAAGAACATACAAACGATTACTTTGCTCAAGTATTAGCTCAGGGTTTCCAAGATCCTAAGTACGATGAGTATAAAGAAAAGACTGGTCTACACTGTGCTATGTGGTTAACAGAATACTGCATGGATAATAATGTAGTACCAAAGACGTGTGCTGTTCATAGTCATAATCCTGTAGGGTCTAATAATATTCAGAGCTGTATTAATAGTTTTAAGAAACATCTTGGGCTTACTCAAGACTGTTATCTTGGAAGAGTACCTTTTAAAGTAACTGAAGAATGAGACATAATCTAATTGGCATCTCAGGTAAGATCGGATCAGGAAAAGATACAGTTGGTAGTATTATTCAGTATCTAACATCTGAAGCTTACCATGGAAGAAGCAGAACATATGAAGAGTTTCTTAGAGGACATAGTAATCCAGATGTCTTTGGCTTTTACTATTACTCTCCTTGGGAGATAAAGAAGTTTGCTGGTAAACTAAAGGAAGTAGCTAGTTTACTTACCGGTATTAGTGTACATGACTTTGAAGACCAGGAGTTTAAGAAAACTGAGTTAGGTCCTGAGTGGAATCAGACAAGACTTTATAATAGTAATGCTCCGTGGATGACAGGCAATGAAACTTATGAAGTACCTTTAACAGTAAGAGAACTCTTGCAAAAAGTAGGTACTGAGTGTATGAGAGATTGTTTACATGAGAATGTATGGGTAAACGCCTTGTTTGCTGACTATGAGTGTACTCACTCTGATCATTCTCCAAGCGGATTTGATTGCTCTCAATGGCTTATTACTGATACTCGTTTCCCTAATGAAGCACAAGCTATAAAAAGCAAAGGGGGGATAATAGTTAAAGTAACTAGACCAGAGGAACAGAAAGGTACTCACCCTAGCGAGACTGCTCTTGATGACTGGGACTTTGATGTTGTTATAGAGAACAACGGATCTATAGAAGATCTAATAGAAAAAGTTAAGATGCAGCTAGGAGATATACTATAATTAGTTATCTTTGTATCACTTGTATGTTATTGTGTAGTTCGGTTGCTGCCTACCTTCCAAACGGAGAAAGGCAGCATTTTTTTTCACTTAAACTAACAAGCCATGTTTGAAATAAGTTTTGAAGTACTACCTCAGTATAGATCTGTACTAGGTATAATGCATAGAGTTGTTCGTGTTGAAACTGTTAGTGGTGACGCATCTGTTACAGGTCCAACGGATACAAGAAATATGACAGAAGTAGTAATAGGACTTGGTCTTATACACTTAGTACTAACACATTACTCAAAACCAATACCAAAAGAAGAGGGGGACATTTAATCCCCCTTTTTCTTTTACTGTATTCTGATATCCCACTCTTTTCTGAAGTCATCATCAAAGATGGCACCCATCATTAAGAGTTCTTTTGTGATAGGCATAATCTTACCTAAGTACTTTAACGGCTTTGCATCATCTTGATACTCAACATTACCAGTTGCTCCACCATAAGCTTGCTCTAATGTATGCTTGAATAAGTTCATAACATCAATACCAAGGTTTACTACTGGGAATGGTGCATTGATCAAGTTTGTAAACTCAAGCGGGTTATAATAGAATGCAAACTCGTTATAGTACTTAGACATTGCTCTTGCTAAATACTTACGCATACCTTTATATTCTTCATCATCATCATCACCAGGTTTTACTGCATACAATAAAGCCATAAATGCTAGAACAATCATGATCTCTCTCATTGCGCTTCTAACATTACCAAGATACATATCAACATACTCACCTTCAGTAATATCAAACTCTTGACCTAGTTCAAAAGCTTGTGCTCTCTCTTCTTGATATCTTACTCTTGCAGCATCAATCATACTTTGGTTACCAGCAAAAGGAATAAATCCTTTAACAAGCTGACCAATACGTTTTGAAAACAACTCAGTGATAAGAAGAGATACTTTACCTTGTTGGTAGATATCTAAATCATCGTCTTTATATAATTCACCAAAGCGTTCTTTAAACATCTGAGGAATCCATGAACGGAACTGCATTAGAGCCATTCCTAAGGAAGTAGTTCTAATCAAGTTAATATCATCTGATGTACTGTTACCAAGAATAATCTTAGTTGCTTTCTTTACAGCAGCTCTAAACTCTTCAGCAGCTTTTGTTCCTGGCTCTAATCCTGGTGTTACCAAAGTATCATCTTTGATTTCAGCAGTAGCATAAATACTTTTTGTTTCTTTTAACTTACCTACTTTTTCATCGATCTCTTTCTCAACTGCTTTACGCTCTGCTTCAGTTGCATATGTTGTATAGAAGTTTGCATAGTCGTATTGACTCTTCACATACTGCATGATATTAACAAGCTTACCTGTTTCATCAAGCATGTAGTTTTTCATCATTACAATACCGATAGGATGCTGAACACCTTTATCTGCAATACGCTGCATGAAATACATTTTATCAACTGTAACATTAGCCATTACTTTAGATACAGATAACTTATCAAGCTTATTACGCTTTGTATCTTCAAGTAATAAGTTAAAGTGATCTAGTAAAGCATATGACTTCTTATCCATCTTTGATAGACTATACATAGCAGAAGTCCAGTCAGTAGTATTAAATAGTACTTTCTTTGATGCTAGTAAGAATGCGTTACCTGTACCACCAACAAACTGAGCTGATGCTGATAAAGGGTTTAATGCTAATGTCTTTAAGCTAAAGAAACCTAAAATGAACTCAAGAGTCTTTGTTAAAGATATAGTTTTACCAAAAAGTTTTATCTTAACATCATACTGCTCACCTGTACGCTTATTGTATAGATAGTAGTTCATGAAGTCATCTAAGATATCGGCATTACGCTCATTACCTTTTATTGTAGTAATCTGACCGTTTGCTTGACGCTTAACCTCGTTGAACATGTTTGTTAGTAAACTATCTTTAGTACGCTCAACAACAGCCAATACTAATGCGTCATCTTCGATTGACTGCATTGCTTCATAAGAATACATATGAGCTCCCCAGATACCAAAGACTTTAAATAAGTCTACTGATTTGTTTGTATAATCTTTTGATCCATCTTCGTTTATCTTACCAATGTCTCCTGTATAGAATACTGGTACACGGTTAAGTACTTCACCAGACACAGGATCTGTATCAGGAAAATACTCTGAACCACTATCAACTGCTAGATTCTCAAAGAAACCAGCATTTGAAAAGATGTTTTTGAAGTTACCAAAAGTAATCTGATCTAGCTTGCCTTTATACATATTTGGTATAAAGTTAGGGCTAAACTCATCTAGCATACCAATGTCTTCTGCTTTTGATACTAAGCTTCTAAAGAACTTATAGGTTTCATATGCTGGCTCATTACCAACGGCAGTTAGTTCTTTCCATCTTGTGGTCTCCCACTTTTCTTTTGGCTTTACAAACTTGCTCTTAAGATTAAAATATCCTTCAAACTTTGCACTATGATTAGTAATCCAACGCTCATACATAGCCTTTGTCTTCTCTGCATTAACTTCAGGATCTGAATCAACAACTAACTCATCATAGTATTTTTTCTTACGTGCTTTTTCTTCTTCATAAGCTGTTTGATCAAAGATTGTATTCTCTTCAAACCACTTCTTATCTCTATTACGAGTTGCTTGTTCTTTATCTGTATAATATTTTGACTCATAGCGAGCAAGAAACTTACCATTCCATTTACCCTTATCATCAAAACCTAACATAATGTTAAACAACTTCTCACCTGTTAAACCTTTTGAGGCTCCCCACTTCATCATGCCTTCTCTTAGAGCAATCATCTTTGTGCTCATAAGGTCAAACTTAACGTCTCTGTTACTTTGTGCCTCTCTGATCAACTTATAGAAAGTTTTTACTGCCTTTGTTGGTTGAGTACTCATTGAGTTAAACATACCAGCAAAGAAGCCTACTTTCTTTTCTGCAGTTAATAGATTGTTGATACCATTACGCTCTGCTAATTGAGTAGCGATTTGTTTCATCTCTTCCTCAATATCTTTCAAAGTACTATTAGCAGCAACAGTCATGTTGTTATAAGACTGTTCTAGCTCTAATGCTAAAGCTAATCCTTCTTCATCACCTTGTTCTTTCATCTCATTAAGCATCTCATCAAAAGTAGTTTTTAGTATACCTGATGTTGATGCAAATACTTCAAGAACTTCTTTTGCTTTTATAATGTCTTTAGACTTTAAACGACCTTCTTTTACTAAGTAGTTGTAACGATCAATCTCTAAGAAACCTAGATCAATAAATCTACCTAATGACTGACGTAATTGTAAGTCACGGATTGCAAGCTTGTAAGCTTTTAACTCTTCATTCTTAATGTATACCTCAGATCCTCTAACACGTTTCTTCTCAATACGATCGTGAATACCTTGTAACTTTTTAATTAACTCATCAATATTCTTAAAACCTGTCTCTTCGTCTAGTAACACTGGTAATAAATAAGACTGATCTTCACTGATAAGAGTTGAGTTGTAGTTACCTATCTCAACATCTTTTAATGCGTCAATACTATACTCACCGTCTTTTGTTTTAGTCCAGTAAAAATCTGTTCTGATAGGAATAGCTCTTACTTTATCAAACTTTCTAATACCATATTGCTCTTTTAGGATACGCTTGTACTCACCTAATTGTATACGATATGCTTCTGCTTTCCAAGGTTTAAGATCTTCTTGGTTCTTTGAAATCTCTTGACTCTTCCAATCATAGATATCTGCAGTACCGTCAGGACGTATTGCTAAAAAGTCAATACTACCTGCCATATCTTGTTTTGCATCATAGATACGTACCTCTGTTAGAATCTTTGTACCAGTAGGATAGCTTCCTAATAACGGCTTAATAAAATCTTCAAGCTTGCTAAGTATTTCTTGGTACTCTTCAATCTCAACAATAGGATGTTTTACTGGTGTACGCTCTTCTCTAATCTCATGAGTTATTGGATCAACATAGCTCTTAACTATTTCATCGATAACCTCATGGATAATATCACCATACTCAGCTTTTAATAAATCTATTTCTTTCTGAGCAGAGCTTCTATTATCATGCTTGAATAACTTCTTATAATAAGCATCTACCTTAGTTGTAGTTACTGTTCGTGCAATACGCTTACCAGCTATGTAATAATCGTGACGTTTTTGACCTGTCGTTTCATTAATACTAGCATCAAGAGTAATATCATTTTGATGTTGAAGTAAAAGATCATATCCTTCACCTTGTTGGTAATAAACTCCTTCAAGTTGTTTATTTTGATCAAGTTCAGATACATCTGCTTCTTTAATCTGTGTTGCAACAGTAGCAAAAGGATTTTGTCCTTCTGCTTTATTAAAGACAGACTGAACAAAAGCAAGGACTTTACTCCACCACTTATATAAAAACCCTAAGTTCTTATCAAGCTCTTCAGTTGTTGTCGGCTTACTTATACTGTCAGATATAATGTGCTGTGCAATAAGTTTACCAATAGCTTCTTTCTTTAGCTTATCAAAGTTGATTCTTCCTTCAGCTGTTCGATACTCAGGATTATTTTTGTATTGCTCAACTACTTCAGAGTATAATCTGTATGATGTGATCTGATTAAACATCTCTTTATATAAAGGATGATTCTCACCTAACATCTCAACAAAGAAGTGAGCTGCTTCTTCAGGAAGAGTTGTAGCATCTGCTCTGTTTTCAACAACCTCAATGATCTTATTAAGCATATCTGCTTTTGCAATTGCTGATATTGATTGTCCGGAAGCATCTGTGATTCGATTAACTGCATTATAGGATACACCAATCTTTGATAAAAACTTTAAGATCTTCTCATTTAGTTGCTTATCAGGAGATTGTGTTTCTTCTTCTGCTTCTACTTGATCAACTTCTTCTTGTTCATCTATCTCTTCTTCAGGAAGTAAACTATATGAAAGCACATCATGAACGGATGGCTCACCATTAGTATCTAGTTGTGTAATAACATCTGGATTATTTGGAGTTTCCCAATCACCAAAGTTTTCTTTGAACGCATCTGTATAAGCTAAAGCCCATATACCAACAGACTCTTCTGGATTACCTGTTTGTTCAACTATACCATCATAAAGTATTGACTCCTTACCATTAGGAGCCAACACCTTACTTACTTCACCTTCTTTGTTTCTAATTATACTACAAGACATAGTTCTTATTTTATGATTGGCAACCTTTATCTTTATCTTTTATTACAGCTGCTGCTTGACGCTTGGCTAAGAATCTTGCACCTAGGGATGCTCTTGCTGCAGATTCAGCAGACTGTCCAGTTAAAATTACTAACTTTTTGCGAGGTCTACTAGTAGCAGTGTACATCATTCGATTGTTTTGTAACTTATTTCTACTGAATGTCATTACATCATTCTCAATAACATATGCTGCATTGTATGTACTACCTTGTACTTTATGTACAGTTACCGCATAATTGTAAGCTAACTTAACATACTTTTCACGTAATCTGATTGCTTTATCTCTATCGTCTCTGTTTTTTGTTGCAAACAACTTACTAATCACTGCTTTAAATGCAGGCATATCAGATGGAGCAATCGTATCCATTGGAACTACAACCGTTACAGGCTCACCTTTTGTGTTTATAGATTCAATCTTAACCATTAACTGATATGTTTCAATACCTAGTTGTGCATCTATACCATTTGAGCTAACTTCTTTTACGATACCTTTGATACCGTTATCGAACATCTCATGAGTTTCATTAACACGAACTCTATCGCCTGGTACAAAAACCTCCTCAGTATTAAGATACTGCTTTCTTACCGATTCATTGTAAGCATTTACTGTTGCATTTCTTGATGCGATAAGAATTGCTGCTTTTGGATCTTCTGGATTAGTGATTAGTTCGTTAACATAATCAGTAATCATCTCTTTTTCCTCAGTACGATCAAAGTATTTAACTCCTTCATTGTTTTCAAGGACAGTTGTACGAGTTGTTACTGGATCCGCAACACCTTCTTTACCTTCAAACATGTTCATGATATTATCACGATACTTATCTGTAAGTGTCAAGATAGGACTATCTGCACCTTGACGCATTCTCTCAGTTAAATACGCATGAGATTCTGTTCCTTCAAGTTTATTAAAGATAATACCTTGTGCTTCTTTCATTATATCTCGAGTTGTTTTACCAGCTCTTACACCAGCAACACCAACTACTGTATTATTTTCATCTTCAATAGCTGGAATCTGAGCTTTATCTCCAAGATAAATTATCTTTGAACCTTTTGCACGTAGCTTATTAATCATATCTACGTAGTCTTCGCTAACCATTGATGCTTCATCAACAATAATAATCTTATACTTTTTGATCGGCTCAACCCAGTTAGCAGGTTTCATAGCTCTTTCTTGAGGTGTAAGCTCTCTAAACGATGATTCGCCGCCCTTACCATATTCATGTTTAAGTGCAAGTAATGACGCAAGAGTTTTTGCTTCCGCTCCATCAAGATTAACTGCAAGTACGTTCTTTGCATCTGCTGATATAGCTCCACCGACAACAGTACTCTTAGGGTAAGCTTCAAGTACTTTTTTAACAATAGTTGTTTTACCAGTACCAGCTGCACCAGATAATAAGAAATCATTAGCAAATGGATCTTCTAAGAATGCAGTCATTGCATCAATAGCTTTACGTTGTCCTTCATTAGCATATACCCCAGGGAATAGTTCATACTTTTCACCAGGTGTATATTCAGTTTCAGGTTGTAAGTTACCTTGTAATGTACCTACTTCAGAAGAATTAATGCTAGGCTCTTGTGATTGACCTGCTTCCATGTAACGAAGTACTTTTTCTAAAGCTTCGATAGTAGCACGAATCTCAATATCAATCTTATCTTGAGTCATTAAGTTTTTACCGTTTCTCCAGTACACTGCTTGGTCATTATTATCTATATGACTTTGCTCATGTAATATCAAGAATAGATTGACAAGCTTAGGAGTATTTAATATCTGCTTTAATACATCTAAAGAGTATACAGGATTAATCTCTTCCATCTGCTTTAAGACTTCTTCTTTTTGTTTTGAAGATACTCCTCCAGTTTTACCAGTAAAGTAGTCAAAGAACTCGTCAACAGTTTTTACAGGATTAATAGTTATTACTGTGCCATCTGTATGAGCTAGTCTCTTACTACCATCTTTGTTTGTGATAGTCTTATCTATTCTATACTCAGGAATAACAATACCATTCTCTACTTTTGTTGGTACAACTGTTACTGAAGTTTCAGTTGGAGCTTCTTCATTTGATATCTTAAAACTCTTTTTAATATCCGCAAGTTGTGACTCTAGCTTTGCTCTTAACTCTTCTGTTGGTAAATCAGCAGATAATTCAAACTCGTATAAATCTACTACTTCTTGATATTGATCGATAGTTGGATTAGCAGAATTAAATAAGCTTTGTGCTTCTACTATACTAAAGTCAGTTATTACTGTATCAATAGGGATACGTAGTTTTTCAATTGATGCTTTAACTGGTTCTTTTGCTGTTGGTTTAGTTGGAGGAGTTGGTGTAGTACCTGACTCAACTGGAGAGATATCATAAACATGTAACTTCATGTTGTTTACATTCTCTTTCATCCAAATAACTAAACGTCCTTTTACTTGATCTTCAGTAACTCCTTCAGCTTTTAATACAGCTTCTTTACCACCAGCTTCTTCAAGACTTTGTAATCCTTTGTATGTAACATAGAACTGCTTACCCTCAAGAGTTGCAATACCACGTTCATTAAGACGCATTAAGTCTGAGTTAGTGTAAGCGTGGATACGTGTCTTCTCACCAGATAGAATAAGCTTAGAAGCATTTTGTGTAGTGTTAAGATCTAATCCTACTGGACGAGCACCTGTCTTCTCTGCTGAAATATCTTCATCTTCTTCTAATAATGCCTCAATAACATTGTTACTAGTCTTCTTTAATGAAGATGCTCCAGTACTATTTGCACTATTAGTTTTGATAACTGATTGAGCAAAAGGATCTATCGATACTTCTGTTAATCTATACTTAAGACCTGCTTTATTAATAGGCTCGTATATATACTCACCTTCTGCAGTTAAGCCACCTTTCTTATACAAGATAGTGTTAAAGATCTCATCACGTCTACCATTACGAATAAGTTGAGCTTGTTCACGTTTATCTTTTACTACAACAACATTACGCTTAACATAGTCAAGATTAACATCTGTTGAATCAGCAGAGATAAGAATATTGTCTGTACCTTTTTGATACTTATAGAAACGTGGAGTAGGAACTACGCTATTATCATAATACATATTCTGATGGAACTGTTCCCAAATAACATCAGGATTAAAGTCAACATCAACTGTTGTATTAAAACGTGTCAAGATATTCTTTAACAATTCAGAATAGATCTCAACTGGTAAGAATGGCGTGAAGTTGTTATAGTTCTTTTGGAAACCTGTTTGTAAGATACCAAAAATAGCCATCTGCTTCAAGAAATCTGCTAACTCCTGATTACCTGTGTTCTCAGCATATTGTAATAATTCTTTTGCTGAATCGACGATATCATTTATGTCTTCTGTACTTCTTAAGTTCTTGATATTATCTGGCATCTCTTCATTAGATGAGATGATAGGTACAAGGTTCTTGATAAACAAGTTATTTCTGACCATTGCATCCTCACTCTCTCTAAAATCACGAAGCTTCATAGCCCAAGATTCTTTTCCAAAGAACATCTTCTTGAAGCGATTAACACGAACATCTTTACCTGATGCATTCTTATATACTGTGTTCTGGATAATGTAGTTAAACACAAAGTTTTGATACTTCTCAACTAAGTCATCCATATCAGCACCAGTCATAAATACATCTGACTCAAGTTGACGCATTAATGGATCAAACACTTTATCTAAACGACGATCAAGCAATGTAAAGAAAGGTTCAAACATCTTGATGATTGATTCCTTTTGTTCTTTCATTGCACCAATAAACGTATTGTTTAATAGATCTTCTGGATTAGCAATAAAGCCATCCTTAACAATCTTGTTCCAACGTGACTGGTGAATCTTGTTTGTTCTAATGTTCTTTGATTTCTTGTTATCGTAACCTTGAGCTCTGATATAATCGTTTAACTGATTACCTTGAACAGAGTATTCTAAGTAATCTGCTAATACACCAATCTGAGACCATCCGTACTCAGAAAGTCCTGATAACATACTTGTTTCTTCTTCACTTCCCTCTTCTGCTAAACCAACCGCCATTAACTGCCCTTGAATAGTTGCTCCTTCTTTTATATTAGAAACTAACTCATCAGTTGATATTACTTTACTACGATCTTGAGCAGTAGTATAAATCTTCTGAAGCATTAAGTCAAGTGCTTTCATTAACTTGTACTCACCTGATTCTTCAGCGTCTCTATAGATATTAAGGATACTTCCTTTTAGCTTACCTAAACCGAACTCACGAGCAATCTCTAAGTACTCAGGTGTAGTTTGAATGTACTGTAGATATTCATCAGCAGATTCTAACGCAAGCATTTTGTTGTATACCTTGAAGTCTTTAATCTTTTTGAAGTAAGACTTGTTTGAAGCAACACCTTTAAAGTACTTATCTAATACTGGTTGATTAAAGAAGTATGCAATATCCTCAACGTCAATACCTAATCTTTGCATATAGAACCACGTTGACGCAGTATCCATAGTTAAGTTAAGGTCAAAAGTAAATGGATCTTTTGCTGCATCAACAAATCCTGATAAGGCTTCGTTAAATAAGTCAGAGATCAATGACCCATTCTGAGTAACCGTTAATGACAATGATAGTTCTTTGTTAGAGCTATTATTCAAACGGATGTTGATAGTCTTTTCTTTAATACCTTTACCTACTAGATAATAGATACGCTCAGGATTATATAAACCAGAAAGCTTTGTTCCAGCAATCTGAGACATAATATGAGATGTAATTTGCAAAGCTGCAATACCAACAAGCTTTTTACCACTAACGAATCTATGACGGATACGTGAGCTGGCAACAATACTTCTTAAGTTTGCATAACCTAAACTCTCATCGTCTTCTTTACCTTTTAACTTGTTAATGGTATTTGCTAATCCTTTAAGCGTTGCTGTCGTATTAGGAGTAATTAACTGAGCAAAGTTCTCTGGTAGAGTAACTAAGTCATTCATTACTTCAATGTAACGGTTTTGTATAGCCTTTTTAACAGAAGCTTCAACAATCTTAGCTCTACGCTCGTCAGCATTCTTTAATCCTTCTAACCAGCTAACCGCAATACTATCTTCGCCAAGCATGCTACTTACCATAGCAAGAATCATACGTCCTTCTGGTGTTGATGCTTCTTTTGCTTTGAACTTCTCAATCTTTTCTAAGTCAGACGGTGATAATAATTGTCCCTTGTCATACAACTCTTCGTAGTACGCTTTAGTCTTTTCAGCATTACCTTGCCACTTGTATGCAATAATCTTGTTACCATTTTTATAATGGTTAGCAAGGTATACTTGCATCTTATCAATATCAAAGTCAGAACCTGATTTACCAGTGATCTCAGATGGTAACACAATCATATCACCCATCTCTTTTGGTAAGAATCCTTTGACTGTAATACTATCAATAGAGTTCATACCCTGTGTTGGGATACGGAAACCAATAGCTTTTAATAAAGCAGGATCGATTTCATACTTACCTACCTCTAAGATACCGTTAACTAACTTTAACTCTGACGACGGTACAAGATCTTCCATAAACCATGGTAAGTAAACCTCCATTGATGAAGTCTTTGCTTTCTTACCAGTACCTTTTTTGTAGAAAGATAAATCGCTTGATACCATTCTTACAGTTGCTTTCTCTGCTTCTGATAATGTATCTAGCTTTGAAGCTTCGATAGTTGTGTAGACATTATCTTTTAGGTATACAAATGAACGACCTTTTGTTTCAAACATCGTATTAGCTACCTGTACCAAAGGTTTACCTGGCATCTTCTCAGAGATAACCCTTGAGTCAACAATAGCGTTTAAGATATTATCTATCTTCTCACGTGCAGTTGATGAATCAAGTGTATACTCTAGTTCAGTATAACCTTCTTCGTTTATGATTGTATTAATAGCATCAACAACGTTATCAGGTAGCTCACGCTGCTTTAACTCATTACGCAATACAGTAACAATCTTTGAAAGATCTGTTGCTTTGTAATTACCGTTAGCTTGTTCTGTTAAACCTAACTCTTGTAGTAAAGACTTCTTACCTATCTTTACCATCTCAATCATGATATCGTTGTATTCTTTTACTAACGCTTCAGATTCTTTTGATGTATACTTACCTCTAACTCTAAAGTTAGACATGATCAACTTAGATACTTGAGTACCACGAACTACTGCATGCTTAAATACTGAAGGTACTTCTTGCTGAATACCAAAGTAACGCATGATTAACGTTTGTGATGGAGCATCTTTGAATGATAACTTACCTGTTTTTGAATCTCTATTAAGGTTAACATTACCTTTATCATCGTAGATAGAACTAAATCCACCTTGACTATTTAAAGTAGCACCTACCTTTTGACCAGACGTTAAGTTGATAATATCATCTTGAGCATCTTGAGCAGCAACATAAAACTCTTCAAACGCAGTACCTTCAACAAATCTATAGAACTTAGGTTGAGCTGAGTTCTTTAAGAAAACGGTATGCATTAACTTGTTGTCAATAGCATAACCAAAGTACTGTGGTTTGATTACGTTTAAGATAGCACCAGGATTGCCTTTTGCTAATGTCTCATTTGCTTTTGCTAATACAGCAGCATCATAAGTTGCTTTTGCAGGATGACCCTCTGGTTTATTACTTCTAGTAACAATCTCATAAGCCATCTCATATTCAATCTGAGCTTTTTGCTGACGTGTTAACTTCTTACTTAAGAATAATAAGTCACGATACATATCAGGCATAATCCATGCTTGACCATCTGCTTCGTTGATTTCTAAGTACTTAGCTATCTCACCTGTAAAACCGTTTTTCTCATCAAGAATAAACTTACTGAACTGTCCTTCTTTTGTAAAAGTAACACCTAGTTTCTTTGATGCAGCTTCTGGTTTAACACCATTAGCAATCATACCTTGATAAATAACTTCAGCATATTCTTTAGCTCTTAAAGCAGATACTGTGATATCATCAAAAGTACGGTTCTTCATTGTTGCTACACTCTCACTAGATCTTACTTTACCGTCAAGACGTGGCATGTTTTTATCCATCCAAGCTCGAACAGTTTTATTATCAGTGATACCGTCTTTTGTAGAGTTGATACCATTTGAACGCTTTGGTAAGTCTTTGTATAATGCTGGGTGACCATACAATAACTTATGCTGCTCAGTAATAGCAATCTCTTTATTAACAAATAAGAACGTAGCTAAGTTAGTGATTTGTGTTTCTGTTATCTTGTATGGATCAGATACACCAAGATACTTCTCTAAGAATGCTGCATCTAAACTTAATGATGCATATGTACCGTTGCTTTTCTTTATGATTATATCATGCTTAACCAACTCTGCAATAGTATCCTTAGCTCCTTTTGCAATGTGTTCGTTTAACGCACGAGTTACATTATTACTTGTAACAAATACTTTCTTGTTAAGCTTACCAGAAGCAATATCAGCAACTTTGCTTACTAAGTCTTTACCTAAGATATCTCTGTAGTGACCTAACTTTTTAACATCGTTTATACCATTCTTTTCTTTTTGAGAATAATACTGAATATTAGCACTGCTCTCATACTCAGCAAGAGCTGCATCAACTTCATCTTCTAACTGATCTTGATAGATTGATTTTACTTTGTTTAATCCGTCTGGTCCAGTAAGATCTGCAATATCAAAGAATGCTTTTGGTAATGATAATGCAAACTCAGATGATTTATCAGAGTTAATAACCGTATAATAAACGTTCTTTGTCAAGTGATAAATCTCTTGCATTAAACGATCTGGTTCAGTTAAGTCAGCAGTAGTCTTACCTTCAACACCAGCAGTCATTACACCACTGATTAAGTTGTAATCAATAGTGAATGGTACTTTAGTACCTTGCTCTAATGAAGACTCTACTTCAATCATTCGCTTATTACCGTCCTCATCAAACACTAAACCACCTGCTTTAAGTAGTAAGCTGCGTTGTTGATATGGGTGTAAAGTTACTTGACCAGTCTCTTCGTTTACAGTTCCAAACTGTGGGTTACCTAATACTAAATCTTTTAGAGTTGCTGCTGTATTGATAGCACTAACAATGTACCCAGCTGTTGATGGATTACTAATTGTATATTGTGTTTCACCATCAGCTGTAATATGAGATAATACATTCTCTTCAGAAGTTGAATTAATCTGAAGATTAAGTAATGCTGTAATACTAGCGTTAGCTCCAGTCTTACTAAACAAAGTTTGGATGCTATAGATATCTCCTTTTGTTATACCAGCTTTAATACCAGCATAAGCATTAACGATAGTTCTGTATTGATCAGCATTAAAGTAAGTATTAGTAAAGCTAATACCAATCATTCCTAAACGCTCAAGTGCTTCCTCTCCTTTATCTTCAATAGTTCCACCAGATGTCAAACGTGACATAAAGTATTTATACGGATTACTTAGAGTATCAAACACAACATTACCAGAATCATCAATACCAAGAAGCTCATCACTTCCTTTTAATGCTAATGGTTTTGCAGCTGTAGAAGCAGTTGCTGCCCAGATATCACGTAAACCGTTTGTTGTTGATGTTAAGATAGAATCATCAGATATAATAGAACCGTCTTCTGCATACACTGTACGAATAGGATTGTTCTGTATCTTTAATAAACTCTGCTCAAAACCAACTAATAGTTCAATATCATCAGCTGATAAGTTCTCACTTGATACACGTTTACCAAAAGCATCTTCATATTTAAGACGAACCTTTAGACGTTGAACCCACTCGTAGCCTTCTTTATATGTTTTTGTTTTTGACTTTGGTGAAACAGGCTTGATCTTAAACTTAGCATCAAGACGTTCAAACATCTGGTCAATAGCATTAACTATATTACCATCTCTAAAGTGTTGAACAGATCCGTTTAACTCATTTAACAAGATAGCATATGTTCTATCGTAGCTTAAAGACTTTGGTAACTGTAACGGATTACGTTTGAAGTAGATCTCACCTTTCTTTGCATTAAAGTAGTCATCTGTTAATCCAGCAAGTAATAACTTGAAGTTTGTTGCTCCAAACTTACGTGGATCAATCGTGATGCTATCTTTAATACCTAAGTTATCAGTTACTTTTAATTCATCTGTACCAGCATCTGCACTGCTAAAGTCATTGTCTGATTGCTTAAAGATTAAACCATACTTACTAACACGAGTCTTGAATAGATCGTATATCTGCTCTGTGTTTGCAAAAGCAGAATCTAACTGATCATATAACTTCTTATGTCTGCTTAATAATGTGTTTTTATTATTAAGTAAAGCGTTGAACAGCTCACGCTTTTCAGGTGCTGTCAACTTACGGTTTAACTTAGTCTCTGCTCTTCCAACAGCTTCAGCTAAGAACTCATTCTTATCTCCTCTAGTGTATGTTTCAGCATCAGCAAGAGATTGTTTGAATAAAGAAACTAGTAAAGCGTTTGTATCTGCACTATCATCAAGTAAAGCATCAATATTCTTCTTGTTCATGTACAAGTTTCTAAAGAAGAAAGATGTTACACCATCTAAGAAGTACTTTGTAAACTCTTGGCTTGTACCAGGAATTGCACGATATACTGTTTGTAACTTGTTAAGATCACGAACAGGTACAGCATTTGCAAACTCACCTTCGTTGATACCAGTAAATACTTTATTGATCTTACTTTCAAACTCATTAAACTCAAGCTCTTTTAAACCAAAGATCCCTCTAATAAAGTTAATCAACTCTTGGAAGAACGTCTTTTGCTTTGCTGGCATGCTAATAGGTAGATTACCCGTTAACATATAATCTCTAAACGATTCTGCTAACATCTCACGAACATCATACATACTAGCTTCAGCGTATGATTTTGTTTCTCCAGTAAATGGATTCGTGAATGTACCAGATTGATTGATAAACTCTTTTGCTAATTCGTCTTGTTGTTGTTTAGTTAAATAACTATTCCATACAGACTCAAAAGCTTCATGGAAACCAGTACCAATCTCAGCATTCTCATAGATATAGATTGCACCATTCTTGAAAGCACCCCAAGCTTTATTATCAATAAGATCTGCCATCTTATGGATAGGTACTTGTGGTAAAGCACGTTTCATGAATACAGCTAACTTAAAGAAGTCTTCTGTTTGACGTACAGGACCCAGCTGTAAACGATACATATCTTCACCAACTGCATCAGCACCAGCTTGATTAATATTTTCAATATCAGCGGCATCTAAGATACTAGTAATAGCTGAAGATACTTCAACTGGTTTATCTGCAACTGGTGTAGCGTCTGCTGTTGAATCAACGTTGTCTTGTGCTGTGGTTGCTTTACTTTTCCACTTTCTTTTTGGATTAGTAGTCGATGTCCCTTTAAGGTCTCCTTTATCGTTTACAGATGCTTCGTTAGCTTCTTGCTTATCTTTCTTTACAGTTTCAGGAGATTTATTTTTCGCTACTGTATTCTTTTCACTAGCTACTTCTTCTGTAGGAGCATAAACTAAATAACGGCCTGCTAACTGGACACCTTCAGATGATGCTGGGTTTGAGTCATACGGTCTTTCATTTGTGAATAACACAGGAACTCTACCATCAGCATTACTTAATAAGTATTCATTGTAGTTAGCGTACTCTGTAATCTGAGGTACACCATCTACCATAGTCACTTCAGTAAACTTATCAGTTTTTCTTGCTAATGAACTATTAACAGAATGATAAGTACCACGAAGCATACCTGGCATCTTTTTCTCAATAGTTTTAGAATCAAACTTAATACCTTGATCACCGCGGTAGATTGCTCCATCACTAATGTACATCATTGTTGAAGGAGTTGCTTCTCCTTCTAATGGACTAGCCCAATGTAAAACACCAGATAAGTATTTCTTTATAGCAATAAACTCACTATCCTGTTGAGCAGTACGATTCTTATTACCAATTAACTGAGTAAAGTAAGACAATACTCCAGTAATATTAGCAATCTCAGCTTCTGATAACTGTCTATTATATACTCTATGTATACGATTTGTTTCTTTACCAATAAGGACAATAGAACCAGGTCTTACGTTTTCAGCTTCAGGATCATCTTTTATAGTAACTACCTTTAACATCAAAGATTCTCCGCTTGGATGACGAAGATCTCTAAAGTCAGTAGTATCCATATCAATAACAATACCTTGTAAGTCTTGCTCTACTGGTCTACCATTAGTATCTAATTCAGCAAAGCGTTTAACACCTTTACTTACACTAGTAATATCAAGAACTGTAGGTCTACCTGCTTTTGTTTCAGACTGTATTGCTTGTCTAAACTGTTGAAGTAATGTTACTTCTTCAATAATAGTTGCGTCATCATATTGTTCCTCAACATTGTAAATCGATTTGATATACTTAAGAGCCGCTTCAGCGTTCTTCTTATCAGACATATCAGCCATCAATGTCTTATTACCCATCATTGAGGTATAGACAATAGTATCCTTTGTTGGATTTTCTAAGATGTTACCATCAGTACCAACTGGGAAATAATCATCTTCTACTTTCTTTACAACAATAAGCTTGATATCTTCTTTGAACTTATCTTCACGACGAATACCAAAGTCATCATTATCAGCTGTTATAGCAACTAAGTAATAATCATTGTTAAGGATAGCAACACTCTCAGTAAACTTAAAGAAGTTATGATTATTGTTCTCTGTGTTTACAGTCTTATCATCATCAAGGAAATGACTACCCGTTGTTTTTAATAAACCTGCTCTTGCATATGAAGGCTTGTTACCATCTTGACCTGTACGAGAATAAAAAGTATCTTGTTCGTTATCAACAATGCCTTCACCCTCACCTTCAAGATCATCCATTACTGGATCTACAGCAACTTTCTTTGCGTTTGCTTTACGAGTCTCTTCTTCCTCTTCAATCTTCTCCTCCATACGTTTAGCAAAGAGCTTAACAATCTCTTCGTTGTGACGATCAAGATACTTTGAGAAGTTAATAGGATCAATGATATAGTTTATGTTCTCTAATAAAGCTTCATGATCGTTTTGTAAGTGGAAGTAATCTGTTAGATTTTCAAATGCTGAACGAGCATTATTATCTTGTATAGGTAACTTACCAGCTTTTGCTAACTGATCATTAATGAATGTAGTAAATACAGGTAACCCTTTTGATGTAAACTTATCAAGAGCTTTATTTAAAGCAGTTGCTTTTTGCTCTGGCGTCTTTTTACTTGAGTTGATAGTATTAACTTCATCTAAGTACTTACCTAGTTGTTCGTTATACTTCTCTAAGCTTTTAATCTTAGCTTCCTTCTCACCTTTTAGTTTTGCATCTTCAGTTGCATCCGCTTCTTTTTGTAAAAGACTGATCTCTTCCGCAAGTTTTGGTTGAGATGTTAAACTATAAATATCTGTAAAGGATACGTTTTCAAACCCAGGTTTACGCTTGATGCTATCAAGAACTTGTTGTTGTCTTGTAATAGCTTGCTGATAAGTATCTTGCATAAAAGTAAGCTGGTTCATTGCTTCTTTATAAGCAACATAACTCATACCTTCTTTTATGTACTCTTCTGTTCCGTATTTATAGTTACCTGGATTAAACGGATTAGCATACTCGCTTGATAACTTAGTATGGATATCTTTGATCTGCTCAGCTCTTTGCGTAAATGCTTGAGCTTGCTTAACCATGTCAGCATGATTTTCTTTTGTATACTCAACACCAAATGCTTGAGTAAACTCTTCTTCTGTTAGATTCTTTGTATAGTCAACTAAACGATCATTCAAAAGATCTAACATACCAGTATTAATACCAGTTAATACAAACTGACGAGTAGCATCATCTTGAATATCATTGAATGCTTTCTTGTCTTTGTTTATTGCTGCTTCTTTTAATAAAGATGCAAAGTTAGATTGAACTGCTGCATTATCTTTTGAGTAGCTATAAGCTAAAGGATTAGCATAGATAGCATTGATTGTATCTTTTATTGATGTACGTGCAGTACCTTCTTTTGTTTGACGATCAGTATATCCTTGTTTATCTGAAAGATATTGCTGAATAGAACCAGCTTGTTCAAATACTTTAGCACCTGCTCCTAATAAAGAACCTGTAAAGAAACCAGATATAAATGTCTTTGCTCCTTCAACGGTAAACTGATTAGCAGCTGCTTGTCTAATACCGTCAAACTTTGAGTCTAACTCTTGACCGTTATACTTAGCCATATACCATGACTTAACTGCATCGTTTGAAATACTTTGTGCATTCTCTTGTAATGCTTCAGATAAGTTAGCACCAACATACTTTAGTGGGTTGCTTATAATAGCATTCTTATAGTATAACCATCTGTTATCACTAGCTTCGATTACTTTCTTACCTAGCTTTAAAGCATCTTTATCTGTTACTACAGCCAAACCTTTCATGATATCTTCATCCATCATGTAACGTAGTGGCTTAAACCCTTTAAGGATATTACCAAAAGAAAGCTTATTAGACATCATAATGATCGCAGTGTTTGCCGCACCATTAGCTTGAGCTCCTTTTAACGCTTGCTCATTGATATCTTTTAACTCAAGGTCAGTTGGTTTTCTACCATAGTTTGTTTCAAAGTTATCTGACATTGATTGTGATAATTCTGAATAAGTACCTGCAGCTTCAGCTTTTGCTTCAGATACTGCTAAGTTAAACTCTCTAACATCTCTATATAAAGCACCAAACCCACGAGCTGCAGTACGTAATCTTGCAGCTGTACCAACTCCTTGTGCTAATTCATCAGCCCTACTTAAAGCTTTAAAGCTAGAAGCAAAGTCCATTACATTATCAACTGGATTAACTAGTTTAGTTACTTTATTTACTGCGTTAAATACTTTACGCATGTTTGAAGTAGTGTGAATACTTTCAGCTAATTCAGTTGTTCTACGAGCAGCTTTTGCAATGTTACTAGCAAGTTTCATTGAACGTGCTGCTTGTAATTCTGCAGCTCCACCAAAAGTAGCAGCTGTTAAATACGATAAAGCAACTTCTTCTGCAGCAATCTCTGCCATTGCACCAACAGCATAACCTGATTGTTGTAACGTCGTTGCAATAGTATTAAAGTTAAATACACTTTCTCTATCAGCTTGTGTTTCAAAGATAGGATTAGCATTAAACATAGCGTTTTGACGGCGAGATATCTCTTCCATCTCTGCTTGTTTAAATGCTTCACTAATATCTTGTGAACCTAATACATCAAATGTATCCCCCCAGCTTTTAAACTGATCAACCGCTTGATCCCAAGCTAGTTGTCCCATACCAACAAAAGCATTCTTTAACTTGTTAAGATTGCCTTGTGCGTTACCGTAAATCTCTTCGTTGTTACTGAACGGATTAAAACCTAACTGCCCAAAATATTCTGAGTTAGTATAACGATCTTTGTTTGTAGCAATAGGATCATAACCAATAGGACGAAGCATTTCGTCAGCAGTTGGTGCTGATAAGCTTTGTTTCAAATCCGCAATAGAGCTTTTAACTAAAGCATCAGATGCCATGAACGTACTTTCCAGTTCAGCATTAGCTAACGGATCTGTAGTTGCAATTGGTTGATAAGATGCTAAATCTACTTCTTGGATATTAGGTTGCGTAGTAAGTAATGGTTGACTTTCTTCTGCCATTATAAGAGGTGTTACTTAGTTAAAAAAACTGTTAATAGTTAATGCCGTTCAGCTTTGCAATCTCTTCCCAAGACGCGTTTGGAGAACCAAGTCCTAATTTAGCTAAATTATTTTGTTTTGCAGTATATAAGCTAAGTGCAGTTTGGTTTAATTTACTTGATACACGTTCCATACTAGTACCCATAGGTAAAGAAAACTGATCGTGTTTCATTGTACGTTTACCATCTTGTGATACTTGCTCATAAGAAATAGAAGCTAACATCTGATTACCTGCAGTATCTTTAGTAATGTTCCACTGGAATCCAAGTTGTTTTAATATATCTGGTGATTTTATCTGACCATATTTATCTAAACTAATAAGATCTATACCAGAAGATTGCCACTCAGTATTAAAGTTAGCTACGGACCCTGGTTTAACAGTTACTTCAACACCATCATTCATAGCATTAAGAGTATCTTTATATTCAGCAGCAGCTTTTTCTCCACCAAGTAGTTTAACTAGCTCTGCTCTATCATACATAATCTTAACTGCTGGTTTACCGCTTGTTCCAATCTTTGTTAAACCAACACCATTAATCACGCCTTCAATAGTAGCGTTTTTCGTAACTTGTAAGATCTCTTTAAGCTTATCAGCATCAGCACCTTTTGATACAAGTTCTTGAACGTTTGCTGGTAAAAAGTTTGTCTCACGAAGATTGTCATCAGTCATAGTTTGCAAAGCAATCTCTTGAGCAACGTCACGTTCTTTAGCACGGTCTGTTCTATACATAAGCATAGGACCAATAAAAGCTCCTTCATCATTAAGATAACGCTGCATGTATGTACCCATGCGTGAGTTTACTTTTGTTTGAAACTCATCATATTCTTTACCGGCTTTTGCCATACGATCTTTTGCAATAGCATATGCATCAGCACGTGAACTATTTGGACCAGAATAAATATAAGTTGTATTTTTTGTATACTCTGCAGCAAACTTATCTGGATCTGAATAACCAAACTTACTCTTTAAATACTGTGCTTTAGATAATAATCTACCATCTTTAACAAAGTCACCACCGAATGATGGATCTTTAAGAATGTTAGATGCAACATCTTTCTCTATCTCATTAATCTTTTGATAATCAGATGCAGCAAGATGATGATTAATGATCTTACTAAAATCATTAACAGACAGAGATCCTACTTTTGCTTTTTCTAATAAGAAAGTTTCAGCACGTTTATATAAAGCACCAGCTACTAAAGAAGGAGATTGACCATATGCAATATTCTTTGGTATGATACCAGCATCTTGCAAACGCTTATGTTCTTGTACATACTCATCCCCTTTTACAATACTACCTGTTTTTAATACCGAGTTAAGAGCATTGATATAATTAGCTGTAGGCTTAACCGCATTTGGATTAGTATCATAAGCACTTGCTGTAGTTATAATACTTGATGATACATCAACCATTTTGTTAAGCTTATTTAACTTAACTTCTTGTAATCGAGCATATGCCTGAGTGTTGTCATTGCCTTTTATGTTAAGACCAACAGGCATTGGTGTATTAATATCACTTGGAGAAGCGTCCTCACTAGAAGAAGATGATCCGCTTTTAGATCCAGAACCACCACTTCCATCAAGACCTTCTTTTAACTGAATCTTTTGTAGATCACCTTGTAGTTTGATACGTTCTTTCTCTAACTCATAAGTCATCTTATATATTGGCTCAACATCATAAGATGTTTGAATGCCCGCTGCTTTAGCTCGAGCAAAGTTATTAATAAAGTTACTCTTTGCTGACTCAGAAAAGAATCCTTCACCACCAGTACTAATATGAGAATACATATCAGTATAAGCTTTTGAGTTTTTATCACCTAACTCTTGAACACGTTTTGTGTATGCAGATAATGATTTAGTTAATCCTTGATACTCATCAGCTTTTTGTTTCATATCCTTCAAATCTGCAGGAGTTACTGCTGATGGATTAGATTCATATGCTGCTTTCTTTGCGTCAAGCTCACCTTTTAATTCTTTTACTCTAGCATCTATCTCTTCTTGACGTGATAGATTAGCTTTGTACTCGCCATCAATAAATGATGCTGCTGTTTCTGCCTTTGCTGTTGCAAGATCGTATCCTTGAGAAAGCTTTTGATTTAATCTATTACGATACTCAACAGCTCCTTCAACTCTAAACATTTCTTGAGCTTGTGGCATTGACTCTAACTGACGTGCTACCCATTCTCTATGCAAAGGAATAGACTTATCACCGTTAACCGTTTTGATTTTATATCTTCCTGTTGGATCAGCTTCTTCTGTTTCAATCTTAAATCCTGAGTTTTTTGCACGTTCATCTAACTCTTTCATTGCATCAAAGTATGGAACATACTTATTAACTCTTACTTGACCAATAGAACCGTCACCACGCTGTGCATTCTGCATATCCATAGCAGAAATATTAACATAATCTAAACCTTTTTGCCAAAACTGTTCACGAAGCTTAGGATCAGTTGATTCAGCAAGCATGTTTGCTTTCTTTTGATTAGACATGATTTGACTGCTCTTACTATAATCTTGTAGTAAGTCTTGATCTTGCCAAAAAGGAGAAAAGATTTGTTGTGCTGACTGAACGTTTTGCTGTTGTGAAAAGTCGTATGATGATATATCTTTTAACTTAGTTTGTGCTTGTTTAAGATACTCATCACGCACTTCTGCATTACCTTTAGCTAATAAAGGTGCTGACAAGATATTATTGTAGGAGCTACGGATTTGACCTAATCCTTGTTCAAACAAAGAACTTCTTTTCTGAAGCTCCGCTGCCATTGTAGAAAAATCAGGAGTATATAACGGTAGTGCCGCTATTGCATTGTTTCCTGAAGAATATGGTGTTATTGATGCCATAATACAATAATAATATACGAAAAATATGTCAGGTTTAAAACTAAACTTTTATAGTTTATTTAGTCCTGTTGTGAGAAAGGATATGCTCCTGCTCCACCGTATAACGATGCTAAAGCTGCTAACATATTACTTTGTACTTTTGATGCTTTAGTTTGTGTACCTGCTTGATTATAAGAAGTAGTTGTTTTATTACCAGTACCCATCATTTGCTTAATGTAATCCTTTGCTTCATCTTCTGTCATACCAGCAGCTAATGCTTGTTGTTTTAAAGACATGTATTGCTTAAATGGATCCGCAGTTGCATCAGTACCTTTATTACTTGTTAGATCGACAGAACCTTGCTTTTGTACAGCCATTCCTGTATTAGGATCTATAGTAAAATATGGATCTGTTTTATTTATTGCATCTAATCTTGATCTATTTGCAAACGCATTTTGATATGCAGCTAATGTTTGTTTATCTGCAGCATCTTTCATTGAGAAGTTTTCTAAGTTGTACTTATTACTCATCTCAGCTAATTGATTAGCAGCTTGTGCACGTTGTACTAAGTTCTGATTAATAGTTGCCGCATTAACAGCATTAGCTTGATTTGCAATACCAACATTTTGTGCATTTGTTGCAGCATCGATATTAGCAATAGCTTCTAACTGTTTACCAGCTACTTGACTTGAACCAGCTAGATAAGACTGAGGTCTACCAAAAGAACGTAATCCTTGGTTCTGCATGTTTGCTTGTTCAGCAACCGCAGCGTATTGTCTTGTAGGATCAGCAAATACTGTTTCTGGTAAAACGTAATCTGGTGCTTGAACAAATGGAGATAATGTAGGAATACCAGCTCTTGTAAATAAAGATTGCAACATAGCAGCTTTATCTGGAAGCATCATACGAGTTCTATCTGGTCTGTATTCTTTATTTGGAGTACCTGGTGTTGGGGCATTAGGAGCTTTTTCTTCAGGAGTTACTTGAGATTTTTCATATTGATCTCTCCAATATTCATAATCATCCCCTTTCTTAATAGTTGGAGCTGGTATGTTAACAGGTAAAGGTTGAATCTGCTTTGATTGCATTCCTAAGTAAGGTGTCAAAGAAGGAGCACTATATGTATACTTACCAAACTTATCATCTTTAGCTTGGTGTTTTATTGCTCCAGTAAAATATGAAGGCATATTTAACTCATCACGTTTTTGATCGTAAGCTGTTTGGAATGCCATAGTAGCACCTGGAATAGATGGATTCCATCCTGGTGCATTGTCCATATACCAACTTTGATTTCTTGCAAACTCAGCTTGGTGATTAGGATCCCAATAGTTTTGTTCCCCATAAACACCTGGTGCTCCTAAAACAGATGGCTGCATAGAAGGAAGCGTAGAGTTTAATGATTGAGCAGTTGATGGTATTCTAATAGCAAACTGATTAGGATCTAGTTTACCTAGCATTGTACGCTCTTGTTTTGGATATACAGGATATCTTACTTCACCACGTTTCTGGAACTCTATTAAACCACCATCTTCTTTTGCAAAGTTTCTAGCAAAATTAGCTTTCTTAACCATCTCTGGTGAATACTCATCTTTGTTTGCTAAGATATGTGCAGCAGCTTCTTGTGTACTCATTCCCATACGAGTAGCCTGAGCTTTAAATGTACCTTTGTTTGCAGGATCTAAATGAATACCACCTTGTTGATACCATGCGTTACCAGAGAATGTTGAACCGCCACGCTTTTGGTATTCCATAGCTTCTGGTGATTGTTCCATACCTTGCGGTTCTTGCATACCTTGTAGTTGCTCAGCCATTTCTGGAGGCAATGCCATCATAGCAGCTTGAGGAATACCTTGAGGGAATCCTTTCTTTGCTTCTTGTGCTAATGCTAACTGTGCAAGTTTAAACTTGTTGTTATTCATCATCATCTCAGCAGTGCGTTTTTGATATTGATCTGCATTTGGATCTGCTAAGATAGCTTTATATTTGTTAAGTTCATACTGTTTAGCTAATTCAGCTGGTGTATATCCTTTCTTTGTTGACGCAGATTTACCAAACTGAGCTAATGCTTGACCTTTTAACTTCATACTTTTTGTATCTGAATATATGAATGTACCTGGTTTAAGATTAAGAGGTGTGCCACCTTGAGAGTGACGCTTACCACCAATCTTTGAGTGTTCCATCTCTCCATCACCATCTAGATCACCATAAGCAGTTTCTCCTGCTTCAGCTTCTAAGTTGGCCATATCTCTTGGTACAGCTTGTAAGGTATCTCTTACTTCATGTGGATCTGTTTGACCCATCTCGTTATCAATAACACGAGAGCCGAGATCTAAACTATGACCATATTGTCCACCATAAGCCATTGCATCAAGATCATAATCGCCACCATACTGCTTTGTTAAAAGATCATATGCTGTATCAAATCTACGTACTTGATTACCAGTATTAGCTACTCCTGGCAAATACTTCTGTAAAAACTCAGGAGCATGACTCATTGCTGCTCCAGTCATGTGTTGTACAAACTGACTTGCAGGATTAATGTATTTATCTGATTGTGCTATTGGCGTAATGATTTTACCGACAATGTTTTTAGCTTTTGCAAACTTGCCTAAGTTAACGGCTGCTTTTGCACCTTTACCTACTTTACCTACTAATGGTAATGCAGATGCCATTACTAAACCTTTTTCCCATCCTGGCATATTAGAATCATTGTATGCACGATATGCATCATCCCATGCTGTAATGCCTGTTGGGTCAAATACTTCTGCTATATCTTCTAACATAGAGTCCTGATTCTGACCACCTTCTTGTCTACGTCTTAAGAACTGAAATAATGGAGTTGCTTTTGCTGCTGAATAAGCATCGCTGATAGCAGGCCATAAACCTTTAGCTTCTTGATATGCTTGTTCATATGCAGAAGTAGCAGCCATTCTGTTTTGAGTAGCTACTGGAGTAACTCTTTTAAATCCAGCTTTGACATTCTCGATCATTTTACCAAGATCTGCTTCAGCATGTAGTTTCTGTAACTCAGCCATCTCACCTGCAGTATATGTACCTCTAGTACGAATACTCTCAGCAATCTGTTCAGCTCTTTTAAAAGGATCAACTTTTACATTTGTACCAGCTTGTTTAACGTTCTTTGCTACAGTTGTAGCTGCATCTTGATTAGCATTATTATAGAAATGCCCAAATATACCAGCACCAGTAAGACCAGCAGCAGTAACACCTAATGGTATATACTGTTGCCATGTAGACGCTTGTGGTGTTTGTGGAGCTTGTGCTTTTGGTAATGTATTTGGTGTAGATTTAGTATTACGAATAGGAGTTACTACTGGACCTTCAGGAGCTTGTGCTAAACTTGCTAAGTCCTGAGTCTTTTTTAACATCTCAAGCATCTGCAAATTCTGCTCTGCTGTACCCTTATAGTTTTTAATACCTAAGTTTTGTGCTATTGCTTTACGAGAGTTATAGTCAGCATTCTGAGCTTGCCCATGTGTAGCTAAATAATCATACACTGATGGATTATTATAGGCAGAACCAATCCCTGCTGCTTCAGCTTGCAAACCTTCTTGTGTGAACATTTGCTGACCACCAGTTTGGTAATAACCATTAGGTTTGGTTGTAACTCTTACTTTATACTTCTTCATAATAATATAGTATCTACTCTATAATTTACTAAAATATTGCTAGTTTAACAAGCTAAACTTCAAGGGTTTAGATGAACTCAACATCACCACCCATGGCTTTGATCTGCATAATTTGATCTGCAGTAAGTTCATACTCACCACCTTTTTGCATTAACTCTACATGTAAGTGATCTCCTTCGTTTATAATATCTTCAATACCATACTGACGTTTAACAGATGCAGACTGACCTAAGAAGTTTTTTAATCTATTATATGCAACAGGATCTGATGAGTTTGCACCAATATCAATTGCTTTGTTTGCATAGTGCTTAGAACCCTTCATATGCTTACTATCGTTAGCTGAAGATATCTTTAACCCTGGAAAGTATTGTGACATTGTAGAAGCAAAAGATGCTAAGTTAGGATGTAAGTTATCCATGTTAACACCTTTCTTAGTATTTATATTTCTACCTAGATAGTTTATAGGATTTGAACCAAACGCATCTGTTGTATACTTACCTGTTCTAAAATATCTATCTGCACCTTGAGGGCCTTGGAAGTGAATAAGCATCTTAATCTCATTTGTATTAAGATTAGGCTTATACTGTTGCTGTATCTTTTGTGCATTAGGTGTAAGTACATTCTTATCCCAGTAATCAAAATATGCTTCTTGAGCATCTGGATTATTTAAAAACTGCGACTTACTCTTTATTCCAGTAACTGTACGAATAGTATCAGCATGTGTATCCCATAAGAACTGATACTTACCTGCTGCGGAACTAGCAAGTGTTCCTTTCTTAGTATAAGGTAATGCTTTATAGTTACCACCACTTTCTCTCTGAGCAATGATTTCTTTTAAGTCGCCTTCTGATGCAGGCGCAGCTGTATTTGTTGGTGTAACTTGTTCTGGAGCTTGTAATGCTGGATCCTCAGCTTGTGCTATTGGTTGTGTAAACTCTACATCAGGTAAACCTACTCCGATTGTATTAACTCCAACCTGTGAATCTATTGAATCAACTGTATACTTAGAAGCTGCATCCATAGATAATGGTACCTCCATTCCTTGCTGTGCAAATGTAGCATTAGGTCTAAACATACCGTATGAGCTAGGTCCTTGAGAGAAGTTACCACGATTGATCATTGAATCATATTGTTGATTCCATGTAGCATTCTGAGAACGTAACATCTGACGATTAGCTTCTTCTTGTTGTTGCTTATTGTGTAAACCAACTCCTTGAGCAAAAGTATTAATTGCCATAAAAGGATTAAGCATAGGATTAGGTATATTTTCTTTTTTCTGATTACTATTATTATAAGAACCTGCTGCTGCTTGCTTTTCAATCTTAGTTTTCATCTGACCAGCTATACCTGCACCTTCATGTGATACTGCATCATATACACCAAATGGATTTGTATCATCTGGCATTTGATTCTGAGCATCAACTGCTTCTTGTTCTGGGTTAAGCTTTGGAAAAAATGGATTTTCCATACCAACAACAGCTTTTGCTAAATATCCTCCATTACGCATTGATGCTACAGCTTTTCTTTTATTAGCTATTAAAGCATCCATATCCTTTTTATTAAAGGTAAAGTGTGCTTGACGCATTGGATCTGACTCAGCGTTAGGATCTTCTTGCTCAGATAAACCTGTTCTGAATGATTGATATGAGTTCTTATCTTTTGTCTTAAACAACTCGTCTTTATCATGCTTAACAAAATCGTATGAGTCTGTATAATGAATGACATTAGGATCTTTTGGATCAACTTGATAACTACCACGACCAACTGTTGTTGCCATTCTAAAACCAGGATTTGTAAACTGGTTCTTTACTGTTTCTGGATTTACTTGAATATCTCCATTAACAATCCATCTACGATAATCTTCTGGTGATCCATATCCTTGATTACCATAATCAATATACGCAGTACCGCCTTTTGTAGGATTCCCTGTTCTTTTTTGTGCGTTAAGAATAGTTTGGTATAGAATGATTTTTTCATCATCTGATAATGACTCATTACTCATACGACTATCCATTCCAGCTTTATGTAAAGCTAGTTGCGAAACGTTAGTGGGGATACCAATATAACCAAGACCTTTGCGAATTACATCAGGAATACTTGAATCAACTTGTTGTTCAATCAAACTAGGTTTTTGAGCAGGTTTGTATATAGGTTGCTTTTTAGTATAAGGTACCTTTGTTTGGTTGAGGAAACTTAGACCTGTAGTAGCTCCAGGGAATGCAGGTTGTGGTGTATAAGGCGTTGCCATCATGGGTTGTGCTGGAGCCTTAAACTTACCCTGTTGCATCATTTGCAACATCTGCATGTTTTGATCAGCTGTTCCTGTATAACCTGTACCAAAATACTGGTTGAACAACTTTTTACGACTTGCAAAACTACCATTCATTCCATGAGTAGTCATGTAGTCATAAATACTACCACCTTTTTGATGATTTTGTAATCTTTGCATAATACTAGGTCTATTAATTACTTCAGTTGGTTCATATTGACCTATACCATTTAGCTTAACACCATTAGTCATATCATCAAGTATGAAGTAATTAGGATGTTCATCATTACCTTTAGTGCCGTGTAATAACAATCCATTACGTATTTGATAACCAATGTGTTCATAAAGACGACTATCTTCTGGTTTAGCATATTTGATAGATGCTTTATTATTGTTACGGTTAAGTCCAATCAAAGATCCTTGAGCTTCTAAAAACTCTGGTGCTACATTATATGATGTAGGATTAGGAAGAGGTTTATTATTTTTTGCTTGGATCAAATTAGCATACGTAGGGTTTTGATAATCAACACTGTTTTTATTACCAATCTGCCAAGCATCTCCTCTATTGTAGTTAGTACTGTACCATGGAGTATATGCATTTGCTGCGTCAACTGCAATCTTTGCACAACCATCTCCTTTACACATAAATCTTAATGCAGGATCTTCACCATATAATTCAAGAGCTTTATCATAGTACTCTTTCGTACCTTCTTGTAAACCGTACTGTTGCTCTATATTAACATAACCTTTTGGTACCTTAACTTGTCCAGCTTTTTGATATTGTGCTAAACCACCATACTTCTTCTTCTTACCTGTAACTACACCAGTGCCAGATTTATATCCGTTTTGACCATACCATTGAGCTTGTTCATCATTTGGAAACTGTATGTACTGCCCTGAGTCTAAAGCATAGTTTATAGCACCATCAGGGTTATTTTGATTTAACCACTCAAGAAACTTATTACCAGGACGTTGTACTACAGTAGGATAAACACGAGAGTCTCCAGATTCCATGAAGTGAGTACTTGGTTTTTTATTTCCAGGTAAAAACATTTGAGGTGCGTTAGGATTATACATACGTTGAACAAAGTTTTTATCCATGTTTGCATTATTAACACTATCAACCCAAGCTGTTCTGTTTGTATCCCAAAGACCACCTAGTTGCATCTTTGATTTAATCTTACGCTCTTGATCTAGCATCTCTTTTGTAGGTTTTTTACCTGATCCTTTATTAGCACGAATGTTATCCCAAAGACCACGTCTTGAATAAGAACCATCAGCTCTACGTATCATTTCACCACCTTGTTCAAGTTTTGGTTTGCCCGCTTTTATCCATTGATCATAACCACCATATCCATATTTTTTGAATAGTTTAGCTTGATCTGCTTTACTCATATTAACTATGTCATTAATCTTATTACTTGATCCAGGTGACATAATATCTAAACTTCCCATTAATGCTTTACCAGATAAAGGAGCAACAGCTCCTATCTTACCTCTTTGCATTTGAGCATAATTACCAGTAACAGCTCCCATTACCATATCCTTAAGATCAATAGCTGATTCTATACCTGGTATAAAACCAGCAACAGTTTCAATCTGATCCATTGTTGGACTTGATGGAGTCATCTTCATACGAGATAATGCATACTGCATTGGATCTTCAGACTCTCCACCAGTTTGCCATGTAGCTCTAGCAAAAGCTCTGAAGTAAGGATTAGCATCTAAGTTCTTTTTATGACGTGCATAAAAAGCTGCTTTGCGTTGTGAATCTTTTGGATGTTGTCCTAACTTTGAATCACCAAAGTATTTAACAGTACCATCAGGACCTGTTACTTTATGAGTCTTACCTTTACGATCATGACTTCTTGTTACAGTATACCCTCCTTTAGCCATCATTGGATACTCAGTAACATTATCTGCTTCAGGAAAATGATATTGTTGATCTGGATACATCATTTGAGGTTGTCCAAAGTTAGGAACACCTAGCACAGGATAACTAACAGCATCCATCGTAATGTTATTAGATGATATAGTAGTTATCTCACCAGGATGTTGCCATTGATTCTTTGGAACCTTTGGTTTACTTGGTTTCTTGTTTAGATCTTTTGTAATCTGTGATAATAATGATCTGTTAAAACTCATCGTTGACTGATTTGTAGCTTAGTGCTTATTAGCTTAAATAACATTTTGGTTGAACCACTCTTTATCTTACGCAAGAATACACGGTTTGCATAGTGTCTAAACTTCTTACGCTCAATCTCTGACTTCTTATAGTCAACATACTTTGGATTAAGAGCTCTTGTGTATCCGTTAGATGATACATTAAACATAGGGACTTCGTTATTAACAAACTCACCTCTATTCTTTGTAATGTCCCAGAACTGATTAAAACGATACTTGTTCTCTTCTTTTGAGTAGTTGATCTTTATACTATCAGATTGAACCATTGGATATAGTAACAAACTTATAGGATCGTTCTTTTTCTTTAAGTTAAGGTCTAAGTAACCTGATACTTGTTCTGAGTTGTATACTAAAGCTCTATCAAAGTTATCATCAAGAAGATGGAACTTATCATTACCATCGTTTAGATACTTAAAGCATTCAAGAATGTACTCAACGTTCTTTACAGTAGCTACATTAACACCTGTTGATGCTACATACTCTACTTCAAATGGATAATCAACACCATAGAAGTTACAGTATAAGTCTGTTCTACTATTATGTCTCCACACACCTTTATCTTGTACAGTTAAGAATGAACTTCTTGCTGGAATAATAAAGTTAGGATGCCAGTCATGAACAGATAAAAACTGTTCGTTCTTAATATCATAGCTCATTGTCCAAGAAGCATTCTCAAAATGCAATGGATCTCCAAGGGTTACAGCAGTCTTTGTTTGTTTAACAACACCATTATCAATAAACTCTTGACCTAATGTATAAAATCCATTAACGGTATCATACTTAAGATTCTTGTTTATCGGCTTGTAATCTTTTTTAGTAATGTATAAGATCTCATTAGTATTATCATAGGACATGTTACAGCCAACACCAATAAGAGGATTATCGTAGTGAGCAAAGTTTGGAAAAGACTTAAGCAACTGAGAAGGAAGATACTTAGCAAACCACCACTTGTTACCATTTCTTGAGATTTCTTTATACTGTCCTGCATACTGGAATATTTTACCTTGTTCTTGAGATACCCAGAATACACCAGCTGGTATACCAACAATAGCATACTTACTCTGACATGAACCGTATTGGTACTCATCATCAGTATTCATAATGTTTCTCATTGGTTGGTTAAATAAACCTCCATCTCCAACGGTAATCTTAATACCTGCATCTGTTTGTAGTGAGTCAACACCTTGAATCATTATTGGTGATTCATTCTCTAACATAATAAGAGCCCCTGTATGACCAACAGACTTTAATGCTGTTACTCTACCACTCATATCGATGTAGTTGTTAGGTAAGAAACGCACCCAGTTATCTTGCATTTGCTCTTGCTCTTGTGGAAGAGAATACATGATTCTGTTTGGTGAGTAACTATAACATTGTTCAGCTACTTTTGGATCGTAGCTACGAGGCTGCATTGAACCCCAACTAACATAGTTATTATACAACTTAGATACACTAAGAGAGTAATCATACTTGTAGTAGTTACCCTTCTTCATAATATCTGATCTAAACATTGATGTAAGATCAGTATACTTATCTGGATCGTAGTGACGCTTATCAGGAGTCTCATCCCAATCACGATATGCTAAGTTTACTTCTGATTCAACAAAGAAGTCTCTAACCCCATTACAGAATAAATAGAAGTGTCCTTTATCGACATAAGCATCAACTTCATGTCTATCGTCTAAGTGTGAAAACGCTGTTGTACCATCTATTACTAAACGTTTTGCATCTGTATTCTCTAACCAATATCTTGGATAAGCCACAGACATTCTTGCACGATAGTCATATAACAACTCATCTTGTTGATCGTATAACCAATCATGGAAAAATAAGAACGGATTCTTTTCTGTGTAACGACCAATATAAATATCTCCTCCAAATAATACATCAGTTGAATAAACCTTTGTTTTATCTGGTTGAGTTTGATACACACATGTATATACAGGAACTTGCTTGATAGATTCTAACTGACCATACTGAGATGGAAATGCTGATTTAATGGCACCATAGTATCCTGATATAGCAGAAGTAACAGTTGTGTTAAGATTAGTTTGTAACTGAGTCTTTGTGTTTCTACTAGTATCAACTATTTTTGGAGCATCAAACTCACGGGTAGTATTAACTAATACATACTTACCTCTGTGTAAGTTATTAATTCTATACTCATTGTAAGACTGTAAGTTATCTCCAATATAGAAAGCATCAGCTACTTTTCTACGAGCATTATCAACACCTGTATTAATACTGTAGTTGCTATAGAATCCATGTGAGTCATATTGTGTTGCAAACTGACGCTTTGGTATCATGCTTGCAACAACATTTATTACCTTTTCACTATACTGATCTTTTAATAACTTAGCAGCATAAACTAAAGCCACGATGTTTGCTGTATAAATCGCAAGGTTAGCAACATAAGCAGCAACAGAAATAGCAGCCGCAACTTCACCACCAAATGTACCAGCAGCAGCAGGTGTTGATGGTGTTGATACAGCACCACCTAACGAGAACTCAAACGGTTGTCCTTCTGTGCCACCAAACTTAATAGTTTTTGCCGCATTTGTAAGGAGATTAGTTGCAATAAGAGTACTAAGTAATGCATCAATGGTTCCTTTTGCAGCCTCACTTAGAATCTTAAACTGTGGATGCTTGTATACATACTTGAACGATCCTTCTGCCGTACCGTATACTTCACTGTATACTTTAAGTTCAGATGCTGAAAGATATGGTTTAGAGAATGATGTATCAGGACTATGAAAAGAAAACATGTCTTTTCTATACTCTTTAAGACCATCTTGTAAACGATTGTTTCTTGCACCACCATCAATAAAACTCTTATTTGATGTTAAGAAAAGATCTTCTCTTAGGTCATTGTATGGATAGTTTTGATACAAACCTTTTACTCCAGGTTGATCAGGCATATCATGTTGACGCATATTGTTTAGTAAACCCTTTGCAACAACAGTCTTATTACCTTCTCTTGATCCTCTAAGAATCTCATATCCAATAACATCAGTTAACGGATTACCTGCATTGTCTACTGGTACAGATATATTCTCAAACTTAACTCCAAGAACACGTATCTTATCACCACCTTGTGACTGATGATATACTTGTTCAGCTAATGAGTTATCAGGAAACTTGTGATGTCTAATCTTTTCTCCACATAAGTTACCCCAGATTTCTGGTTTGTTATCTGGATAAATCTCAGTAGACTCCCAAAAGCCCATCTCTCCTTCTGCAATAAGTACACCACCGTCTGCACGTTGTGTATTAGGAACAGATAAAACCTCAGCTGTATTCTTTACTTTCCATACTTCTGGTGACTCATCTCCTTCAATAGCACTTGCATCTGCAGAAAATAAGTAGTTACGCTCATCTGTACGAGGAGGTCTACCAGGAATATGATATGATGCTGACTTATCACCTGTATTATATATCCATCTGATAAAGAAAGCATACTGTTCATCTCGCATATATCCTGTATTATTACCACCTTTTAAGTAGTAGTTTGCAGGATACTCAACACTTGCCCATTTAGTCTTAATCTTATTAGCTAATGGTTGGTAGTTAAAGTCAAACTTACTTTGTATACCAACTCTAACAAGATAGTTGTTTAATCTAAATGTTGCATCAGATGACTCAATTGCTGGAGTCACCAATGGTATAAGCTCAAGTGGTACTGTGATAAGATCTGGTTCAACAGAATCAATGTATACACGGTTCTGATTAACAGAGTATATACCTAATCTTTTGGCTGTAGTTTGATTATTTACTACTGAGATGAGTACTAACTCAAACTCATCAAAATCTTGGTCTGTATTAGAGATATCAACGGTTAAACTACCTCCTTCTCCATCATGTTCAAATAACCCCTGTACTTCAGATACAACAAGATAGTCAGTAACACGAATACCATTAATTGTATAGGCAATAGCAACTTGATAAGAACCATTACGTAATGTACCTGCAGCTTTACCTTTCTCTATGTTTATACAAGGTATTGTTAAGATTTGAGCAAGACGCATCTGCTCAACATTAAGTACTCCTGTTGATTGTTCAATATAACATTCACCTTGCTTTACCTTCTTTGTAACGTAAGGTACGTTGTCAAGATCTAATACGCGAGATGGATTACGACGAGCATCATCAAAGTATACTTTATATCCACAATCAAATCCTTTACGAGATGCTCCCGTAATCAGATTATTCTTATGAAAGTTTAACCCACGATCATTAACAACAGTCTTGTATGTTCCAAGGTTAGCATCAAAGATACCTATCTCAGAGTCAATATTATCTGTTGTAAATAAAGCCCATGTACCATCTGTAATAGGTATAGAACCGATTAACGAGTAGGGTAAATCAACTGTGTGTAAGTTAGCAGGCTCATTACCAAGAACACCAACTTGCCCATCATGTGAGTTATTGACAGCGTTTCGTGCATGCAACCATACGCCTTCACCAACGAAGGTTTCGTTAAGGTCTTTCATCATACCCTTTGAGAAGGTATTGATTACACTAGCGTTATCTTTTGGTGATGTTGCCATTACTTAAAGGTAGTATTTGAAGCTGAACTAAACATTGCATAATATCTATTGTATTGGGCTTTTCTATTCTTAGCCCATAGATCATGCATCTCCTGGAAGTTAGGAGTATTAACTATTGATAAAGCATTGTTTCTTGCAGCTCTATACAATGGTTCAATAAGTTGAATCTGGTTAGTAACTGTATTCTCTCCGTTCATAAATAAGTTCTCAAGAATACGTTTTTTTAAAGCATACTCATAGTATTCGTTAATCATTGGATGATCAAGAACTAATAAGTTACCATCTTCATCTTCCAAAGCTCCCTCGTAGTTTATATAAACCTTACCTTCTGTCAAGTTAGTATGTATAAAACCATTCTTAATCTCTGCATGCCAAGCAGTACTATTACCTGCAAGCCCCATACTTTGAGCGTAACGAGATAAAAACTTACTTGGGTTCATATGTACTCTTTCGAAGTGATCGTAGATTCTAACCTCGTTTCTGATCTTCTCAACAAGTATTACCTCTCCATAGTTGTCACCATGCTGCTGAGTTGATGTAGTATACGTATCAGTACATCCACAAACAGTAGCTTCAGAGCCACATGATCTACAAACACCAGGATCAACAACAAGTGTTAACTCTTCTGTTTGACGACCAGCCATTACAGGGGTCTTTACTTTATACTGACCTAACAACATTGCATTGTTAAGTACATAGAAGTCAAGAGGTAAACGAGCTTTTCCTTTTGTGATCTCAAGCACTGTCTCTTTTGTCTTATTGATACGAAGACCGAGATCATAAGAAACACGTTGAGCAACTTTGATAAGATCAGCTGGCTCAATCATTCCCTCAAGATTATACATACGAAAGTCAGATGACACGGATGCCATCAACTCGTCAAAGGTGCGGTATTGAAGATCTACATTCATTATCTAAAGTTGCTTTGTTTATCAGCAGATACATCAGATGGTATCTGTAAAGTTACACCGAAGTCTTTCATTACGTTTGACTCAATCTCACCATGCAAGAAGTCAGGAACATTAAACGGTTCTAGTTGTCTAAAGTTACAGTCGTCAGAAGGATCACAGTTCCAACATCCAATACTATCTTCAAAAACTGCTTCTACTTTTACAGCATCCCAATCAAGATCAGGAAAGTATAAGTGATCATTCAAGAACCAAAAGTACTTTGTATTATTATACTTATAGTTCTTTTGATTAGCAATATTCAAAAACGTTGCTGGAGTTGTTGGTTGTAATGCCTCACTACCATCAATAGAAGTTATTGAACGGATTAATGGTCCCCAGTATCCTTGCATAAATGCAGGTATCTTTGCTTTTGTACGTCTAAATGTAAGACCAGACTTAATACCAGTACACTGTGCCTCGACACGATCAATCTCAATAAGCTCAACATAGTCAAGCGTTTGAAAAATAGAAGAGAACGACATCAGTTTATTCTTACCGTCTTCACGCTTCATTAACCACTTAGCGTGTTTTAGTATAAGACTATAAATAAAACGATCAGTTAAAAAGGCGTCTGATTTGACAGCCTTTAACTGATTACGTACTCGTGAGATAACTTCTCCAATAGTGGTTCTTGCCATGATTGTATTAATCTAAGTCGAACTCATCATAGTTAATGAGGTCTTCAGCTGTTTTCTTATCTTGTAGATCCTTTCGATTTGATATCCGAAACATTCTAGAGACCTGCTGAAAGTTATCGATCACGGGATATTTCTTCCACTCAATCGGATAAGTCTTTGCAACAGTACGTTTAAAGTCTCTAACGCCAGTAAAGCCCCACATATGATGAAACTTAAATCTGTACTTGACTTCAAAGTTCGTATAGAAGATCTTTGCTACAAACTGATCTGACTCCCAGTTTTGTCTTTGTACTTTGACACCATAGATCGCAGACTTCTGATAGTCTGTGTTATCTGTAATCTTTCGCTTACATGTACCTATGAATAAATAACCAAGATGTTCTGGTAGTTCTACCCCATCTCTATTATCTATAACTGTTTCCCAGAGTTTGCCGTTTATTGCAATGACGATCTCTTTATACTCTTGATACGTTAAAGAACGATACTTTGGATTCTTCTGTAAGAAGTTTCTGTAAGTATCTTGACTAAGTATGTTTAGTTTCTTTGGACGATACCGAGGAGCGTTTAAATCTGGTTCTTTATATACCTTCATATAGAGGCTCTTCTACTAATAATTTACAAAAAATATGGCAAGTTTCCTATGAAAACATGAGCTTGCCTTCAAAGATACGATCAGTATGCTTCTCAACTACCTCATAACTACAACCAGGTTTGTTAGGCCCAAAGTTTGTTCCTATCCACTTACTACCTCCAAATAAAGATAATACGTTACGGTATCTAAAACCATATGATTCTTCACAAGCAGATAAGTGTAAGTCACCCTTTATTAAAGATATACGTTGCTCTTGTCCATAAAGGTTATTATACATCATATACTTATTGATGTAGTTCTCAACCTTATCATTTAGATGTAGCGGTAAACCATGCTTCATATCAGCATCATCCTTACCATGTGTAAACATAAACAAGTGATTACCATATGTTAGATGCTCAATGAACTTCTCAAAGATACGTGTCTGTACTTGTGGATACTTTGTATTTGTATAGATTTCAATAGCACGATTAACCATATAGTCGAAGTCACCACCATGGTTTGAGTTAGCATTCTGATAAACATGATAGTTGTTTGCAGTATCTGACTCCATTAGCGAGTCTATGAAGTTCTTCTCTGCTCCAACAGCTACTTCAAATGCTTCTCTATTACTCATGTTCTGAGGTAACTTATGACCACCTCTGGTAGTGTAACCATCAAGACCATCCATCTTATCTCCCAAATCGATAATGAATACGTCCTCAAACTTACCGAAAATATCTTTTTGATAGTAAATCTCATGTAGTACTTCTGCTAAACGTTTCTCATAAGTTGTCTTATCATACTGATTCTCGTACATAGCAATACCACAAACATGAGCAGCAATATGTCTGTCTGATAAGTAAACAAATAAAGCTTTTTGATTGGAGATGGTAGGATAGAAGGTGACAGGTTTAAACTCTTTGTCTTGGAATACCTTCTGGATAATGGCTTCAGCGTCTTCGATTGTAATGTCGCCTTCTTTCTTCTTTGCAACTAATGCTGATACTAACCAGCCCTTATGTTGTTGTTTGTTCCAATATCGATTTAACTCCCACTTTGATAAGTCAATCTTTAGGATTCTAATGATCTCTTCAGCTGACTGAGGTTCTGACATCGAGATACCAGTAATCTTTGCTGTACCATCTTTGAGGTTTTCCTCTATTGATATGATCGTATCTTCTATAAGATCAGGTGCATCAGCGTTAAACTTTTGGTTTAATAAGACTTGTCGTTTGATCTTCTTGTATTGTAGAAGCGAAAGCCCTAACTTGTCGGCACAATACACATTACTTTTCTTCCAGTTAATGCTATGTGCTACTAATTCATGGATTGATTTAGTACTCATAAGTTACTCTTTTTGTTGTTAGTTACACTTATGGAAGATAAAACTGATAAAAATATTCCATACTTCCAAGCTTTTGTTAGTTTAATACAAAATAAAGACCCCCGCCATTTCTAGCAAGGGGTCCCGTTTGTCAGAAGAAAACCAACAAAACTTCAGACAATGTCTTATAAACCAGGTGATGTATCCGATATAGGAAGAGTAATACTCTTTGTTATCCCTGGTGATGTTAATGTCAATAAAAAGTTTTCGACTCCTTCTGTTGTTACATCGTTTACGAATGTAAAGACCTTTGAAGCTGTACCATTATTAACTGTAAATGTTCCTGTTAATCCTGCAGAACCAACTGATAAGTCAGCAGACTGAATACCAGTCACCTCATAGTTAATGTTTGTTCCGTTAGATACGTTTGTTGTTGTTAATACAACTGTAATTGTTTGACCTTCAGCTCCTACGTTTGTTTGTGTACCGTAGATATAAGCTTTAAGATCATATGTTGGAGTTAGTGTACCCCCACCAACTGCGCATCCTAATGTTACTTGCCAGCTATCTGTTATTGTTGCATGTCCAGCATGCTCAACAACAAGATAAAAGAAGCGTCCATCTCCTGATGCTTTTGGAAACGTTAACGCTCCTGAGATATTTGTATTCAAAGAAGATCCCCAAGGACCAGCGTAATTTGCAACACCAACCCAGTTTGAGTTAGCTACCTCAACACTATCAGAGTTATAAACAATAAACTTGTTTGGAGTATCGTTTGCTATGTAGTTTAAAGATATCGTTGTTGATGATGAGTTGTCAACATCAATAAGTTCTTTTGGGTAGATATAAGAGCTAGGAGATAACTTACTTCTAACAAGAATGTTTGCACATTTTGTTGATACTAGTGCAGGCACTGACCATAACGTTGAAGAACTATAATCATTATTACCACAACTGTTCTCTATAGTACCTTCAACTGCAACACACATTGGGATGTTTGGCAATACTACAGGTGAACTAGTAAAGTTACCAGCAATAATATAGTTTGCACTACCAACGTTTCTCCAACGTACTCTGTATCCGTTTGCAGGAGCAGGAGTAGATGGATTAAAGTTAATCGTTATAGTTCTAGTAACAGGGCAAGCCATAATTAACAAGTAGGAGTTGTAGGGCAGAATACTAAACCTGCAGTATTACTAACTGCACAGTTAAAGGTAATATCTTCTGGAACACAGTTTGCTTGACCGCAGTCAACAACATCATATTTAGTATAATCTAAGTATGCGGTTGCTTGTCCAGCTGGAATAGTAATCGTTTGAGTATATACTGGATCAACACCACCCCAACATTGGTTATAAGTAAATCTAAGTACAACATTTGTAGAAGATGGTCTAGTTGTGTTTAATCCGTTTTGATCTTTTATAGTAACACGTATTCTATTTGTGATTCTATTATAAGATGTTGATGGATTAGTTCCAGTACATTCTTGTTGGCTATCGTTTAACCATCCATCTTCAACAAGAATACATGTAGGTACAGGAGTTGGTTGAGTACCACCTGAGATAGATGTATCAACAATAGTACAAGAAACACTTGCACTTAAACCATCAAGAGATAGTGTAAAAGTTTCTGTTCCTTCTGTTGTTAAGTCAGCTGCAATAGCAAAAGACTTTGTATCACTATGTCCTGTGTTCTCAATAACAAAGTTACCTGCTAATGGAGCAGATCCCGGACCTAAATCAGCAAGTTGCAACCCAGTTACGGTATAAGGTACTTGTGTACCATATGTAACATTTTCTGTTGCTAACTTTACTAATATAATAGAACCTTCGTTTGCAGTAGTAATAGGATAACCATTACCATTAGTAATACTTAAAGTATATCCTGGTGCACCTGGTGTTGGTGGCGTTACTTGACTACCTGTTGTAAAGTTAGTCTTTGCTCCTGTTGTACCTACACAATCAACTTGTATATATCCAACATACTGAGCAGTAGGGTCAACACCAGTAATAACAGCTGGACTAGCAAAGATATTTGTAGGTAAGAAACTATAAGAAGAATCTGTAGTCTTCTTATAAGCTACCTTATATCCTAGTACTGGTACAGCACCGTTAATAATAAAGTTGACTGTTAATGTTGCCATTAGTAAGTATTGCCAGCTGAGATTGAACTAAAAGGAGTTGGGTTTGTGTAAGTTGTTACACCATTCGTAACACATATGCCTTCAACGGTACCCTCGTATAAAACTGTATTATCGTTTATAGGGATTGTAATAACGTTTCCTGCACCAGTATGGATATATTCTGTATAAGAAGTTGTTCCTTCTTTTCTATATCGTATACGCAACCCTCCTGAAAAGTTAGAAGGTGATGTAGTTAATGATATAGTCAAGAATCCGTTAGCCATTATTAAGCAGCTTTTGTTGTTACACTAATAGTTACTGAAGAACAGTTAGTAGCACCAGCACTAACACTTGCTATCTTAAAGTAATAAGTTGTAGCTGCAGTTAATCCAGTAATCTGTTTTGTTGATACTCCAGTAACAACTACATCAGTCCATGTAGAAGCTGATGATGTTTTATATTGTAGCGTTAAGCTAGTAGTATCAGCAGCTGTATTCCAAGCAACAGTGATTGCACTAGCTGTAATTGCAGTTGAGCGTAACTTAGTTACACACTTTAATGTTGGACTAATACACTCAGGAGCAGTAATACCAACAATAAGCTTTTGCAAGATCTCATCTAAACGTTCTCCGTTTGTAATCTTTGCTTCTAAGATATTATCTCCTGAGTATTTAACACAACCAAGTAATGCTAACTCTTCGCATGGTTCTCCATCAACACAAGCAGTTGTTATTGCTGGTACTGGAGGACAACCTGCACATGGGTTGCAATTAGATAAAGGCAAAGATGAATCGCTGCAGCTCATAGTTTAGTGGTATTAAGATACTGTTGGTGTTCCTGCAATCGTTGGAGGTAATCCGCAAGTTGTAGAACCAGTGTCAGTGTTTAAAGTAGTATATGGAGCAGATGGACAAACCACAGGAGCTAGGCTACCAATAGTTGTTGTTGCTCTAACTTTGTATGCAGTTCCTTGTAACAAGTTAGTGAATACGTCAGATACGATCGCTTGTGGATTAGTAAAGGTCTTTGTTGCAAGAACCACATCGCCACTTGATAATAATTCAATCTTGTATACTGCGTTGTCGTTAATAGGAGGAGCAAACGAGAATGCCATTGTTGTTGCACCAGGAACTACAGTTAATGTAGGGCAAGAGTTTGTAGCACTATCTGATCCTTTTGTAATTGTCTTGTTACACTGAACACCAGAGTTTGTCAATGATGAAGCAAGTGTAAATGTTAACTTAGTAGCTAAGTTCAATGGTGTTCCAGATAACTGAATCACAAGTGGGTTAGCAGAGTTAACAACACCAATAACGTCAACGTAGATTGGGTGTGAGTTACCAAGAGCATCCGTGATGGTTAACTTAGATCCTTTTGAATCTGTGTTAGTCCATCCAGTAGGTACAGAGCTGTAACCACTAAAGAACAAGTTAACTGCAGTACCATTGTTAATCATTGCAGGAGCAAAGTCAACAATAACGTTTGCACAATCTGGCTTGATTAAGTCTTTTATGTTATTGAATGCTGTACGTAAGTCAATAAGAGTAACCCATAAGTTAGAGATAGTATCTGCAACTGTGCTAACTGTTGGTTTCCAACCAGTTAAAGCAGACATAGTACCTGTAACAGATAAAGCTGGGGAAGTACTTAATGAACTTGGTTGTAATCCAGCAGCACTTGTTAATGCTGAGTTAGTACCTAATGCTGTACGAATACCACAAACCTGAGCTTGTAGATTTAATAAAGCATCACTGATAGATTGTGTAGTAGTTGTACCACCACAAGTTAAAGTAACTTGACCTTCTGTAGCTGAGTTTCCTAATACTGCTTGTTCTAATACAGTAATACGATTACCATAAGAACTAAGAGTTGAAGTATGTGCACTAACAGTACCATCAATAGTACAAACCTTAAGCCCAATAAGACGTGTATATTCTGTATGCTGTTTTGTTGTTATTGGATCTCCATTACTATCTGTTGTTCTGAAACATTGTGCAATAGTAATAAGAGGATCTTCAACAGTTGGACCAGCACCAATTGTATTAATAAGATCTTCTAAGGTACACGTCTTTGTAATCAAAAGAGTTAAGATGTTCTCGATTGATTTATCTGTAACGTTAACGCTTGTTAAACAAGACAAGTCAACGTCTAAGTTTTGATTACCTGAGTTACAGATAAAATCTGCAAGCTTGTATATAACAGATGATACAGTGTCTCCTGTACATAAACTTAAACATGGTAAGGCAGGACCTTGCCAAATAACGCAGTTTGATGATACTGGAGAGCACCCTTGATCTGCTGTATTAGAACGTGTGGGTAGCATAGGGCTTAATATTAGTGTCTGGATTACTTCAGTCTACACTATAATATACTTAAAACTGAGGTACTTTACAAATAAAAACAAAGAAGCCATGAATAATATACTCATGGCTTACTTATACTATATGAGGAATAATAAGGGTTAGAATTACTCAACTGATGCAGTTGGCTTTTCCTCTTTTTTTGTCTTCAAGAGTTTGAAGAGCACGGGGTAGGACTCGTCTGTTTTAAAATCAAACGCGGCAATCGTAAATGGATAGTGAGAAACATCTTTTGTTTCACTGAATAACTTATTCATCTCTTCATTGAACTCAACAAACTTAGGGTTGAACTGCTTTAACTCTTTACCGTCTTCTCCTAACTTTGGTTGACCTTCTTCGTCAAGAACTGGAATAGTCATTGGTAAGTTGTATCCACCTTTTTCATCAGCTTCACCAAGCTTTGTGATTAACTCTTCACGTAACTTATCAACTGTCTTTTTATAAGCAGCGATGGTGTCTGATAAATCAGTTAACCAGTAACGGTGAACCATTGATAAAGGATGACCAAGAACTCCTTTTGTAACTTTCTCACCAGTCTGCTGATCAACTTGTCCGTTGATCTCTGACTCAAGTAAGTAAATCTCCCCAATACTTAGGGTAGTAACTAGATTGTTTTTTGACATGATGGTTGTATTTGGTTTGTAAATATATACTACATTATAATATACCTATAATATGGGAGACTAGCAAGTTCCCATATTAGTAGGTGTTGAGTAAGAGTAAGTAACACTTGTACCGTCTTTGAAACAGATGTCTAAGAATGACCCATCAGATAACCATTCAGAGTGTAAGTAGTTGTTACAGTCAGTCCACTCAACATAATCTGTTTGACCATACCCGTTATAGTTTTCCATTCTCCATGCTGTACAAGAAGACGGAGGAGTATAGCAACCATTGCTTACTGAGTTGTATTCAATAACTCTAACACCACAACTTGTTGAAGAACAAGGATTTTGTTGAGCTTGATTAATCACCCAGTTAGGACCTTGACAGTATGCAGAACCACTATCCTGGCAGTTTGATGTATAGTTACAAGAAACTCCTGTTGGTTGACCTCCTACATAAACTTTATTCCCTGCTTGATTCTCAACATAGTACTGACCATTTGTTGATGAGCAACTATTTGTGTCTTTATAAACAGGAGCGTTATAGCATTCATAACAGCTTGTATAATTCTGATAAGTAAATATTGGTGATGTATTACCAGCACATGGATCATAACAACCGTGAGTAACTGAGTTATACTCAATAACACGAACACCACAAGATGCTGATGAGCAACTATTTGCTTGATACTGATTGATAACCCAGTTTGATCCTTGGCAATAAGCTGATCCTGTATCTTGACAGTTAGATGTTGTTGATGGATATGAGTTAGACGGATTATAAGATAACCACGTACCGTTTAATAAATAAATATATGGTCCACCATAACAAGCATTACTGTTTTGATATACTGCAGTTTGATTTACTGTACCGTTACTGCATGTATGATATGTACCTATCTGACCTCCTTGTATCTGTGAAGTTGATTGTCCGCAACATCCACCACAATCTGCTGAGTTATATTGATAAACACTACCTTGTCTTGTTTGTCCGTTTGTTGATGAACAAGGACCAGCTATATCTGTTTGAACATAATACTTATCACATGTACCATAACAGTTATACGTGCCATTATTCTGCCAGTTAGGAACATCATCACAGCAGTTATAAGAGTTTGTGCGTTGGATCGATCCGTTATAAGCTGGAGGAACTGTACACTGAGTTGATGTACCGCCACCATAAGTATATACTGCACCATTTGATGGTAACACATATCGATTATTTATACCAAGAGGTACAATCGTTGTAAATGCATAGTCAGAAGAACTGCAACCATTTAACTGATAATACGTTACTGATGGTATTGTAGTATAAGAACTTGTGTTTGTTGTACTTGCTGTAAACGTACCACTGGTAATGGATGCAGATACAGTATGACTAGCTGTACCAGAAGTAGCGTAAAAGAATAACGTATAGTTAAAATCAGAAGTAATAGGTTTCTTTAATGTAACACTAATATTACCACCACTTTGATTTTGTTGATATGTATCTAAAGTATAGTAGTCACTAGTTGGTACTGGGCATAATTGGTCATTATAAAGAATCTTTTCAAAGGCATCTAGATATAATCCAGTTGGTAAATCAACAGTAAGAGTACCACCAATAATCTTACAACCGCTATTTACTACATTAACTGCATATCGTCTTACAGTTATACAACCTGAGATTGCTTCTTGGTCAGTTGTAATACTAATACCAAGAGTTGTTGGACTTATAGTAAATGTTTTTGCTGCTTCAATAGTAACTAAACCATCACAACCTAATGCAAAAAAACTAGCTGTATTTGTATAAGTTGCTCCACCACCTGTTACTCTAGCATTGAAAGCTATAGTATAGGTATGACCATCACCAATAGGTTTGAATAATCCAATATCAATATGTGAACTAGTAAGTGTAACTACATCATAATAATCAGACGTTGGTAAGGGCCAATCATTAGCCCCAGGACCAATAGCTTTACCATCATAGTAGACATATCTAAAAGATGTAATCTCAATACCAGCAGGTATATAGTTAATAAATCTTGGTACTCCTCCAGGTTTCCATGTTCCAGCCCCAGCACTAATCTGAAACTTGTAAACAAAGTCATCTGTACAATCAGGTGTAATCTCTGTACCATCAATAGGGGACACAATAGTCTGTGTCATTGTAGGAACAAATGGTACACAAGCAACTGCAACTAGATCTTGAAATCTAGGACATCTATTATCTGTATAAGTAGAGAAAGGACTAACTGTTGTATCAACTGTATAGTAAGTATTAACCTCTCCTTTTGTAACACACTTGTTGTTTATAGGAGGATTAGTACCTGCTTTTACAGGAAAACCCATTGTGCTGAGTTCTTCAAATGTTACAAGAGCGTCATTAACCTTCATGTATTACTTAAGCTTTTCTTGTAGTTCCTGAACTGCTTTTAAAAGTATTGCAATAGTTGATGGAATATCCATCGTGTCGTGATTAACTGTTGCCAGTTCTGCTGGAGTATCTTCTGCTATAAATCCTATATGTTTTACTGTAGGATCAGCTTTATACACAAAGTTTACAATCTTAGTCTTGTTAATAATATCTAAAGCAGAAGATGTAAAGTCACTGATATCTGTCTTCTTTGTTCTTGATGATGTTTGGTAGAATGCTCCTGCATATAAGTTGTTACCACTAACATAGATATTAGGGTTTGTAAACGCAGCTGTTTCTGTACCGTTTGATATAACAAGAGCGTTATTAGTTGCTGGAAAAATAGCATCAAAACCAGTACCAGCAGTACCTGTGTCACCTTTATCCCCTTTAATCCCTTGTATACCTTGTGGTATAGTAAAGTTAAAGATAGCATCTAAGTTTGTACCACTGTTTGTTATTGCTGCAGCACTTCCAGCTGCACCTGTGGTAACAGTACCTAAAGCTATTGTTGCTGCAGTACCAATATCACCTTTAGTTCCTCTTGGTATTGTAAAGTTAAATATAGCAGCAGCTGATGTACCAGAATTTGTAATAGCAACATTTGTTCCAGCAGCTCCAGTTGTTACGGTACCAAGAGCAATAGTTGCAGCAGCACCGTTGTTACCAGTATCTCCTTTTGCGCCAGGTGTACCAGCATCTCCTTTAACACCTTGAATACCTTGAATACCCTGTATACCTTGGGGTCCTTGAATACCTTGTGGTCCTTGCGGTCCAACAATGTTACCCACGTTTTCCCATGCACCAGCAGATGCGCTCCATACATATAAGTCACCATTAGGACTTGTTACAATATAAGCATCACCTTGTGTATTACCAGATGATGGTAAAGCGGCAACATTTGCAACAGTACCAAGTAATGTTAATCCGGTGCCAGCTGGGCCAATTGAACCTTGTATACCTTGAACACCTTGAGCTCCAGTATTACCTTTATCTCCTTGAGGACCCCTTGGTCCAGTAAGACCTTGTATACCTGTTTCTCCTTTATCGCCCTTGTCGCCTTTTGGTCCTTGCAAACCAGTAGTTCCTTGTGGTCCAACAGGCCCGATAGGACCTTGTGATCCCACAGCACCTTCTGCACCGGAACATCCAGGAATACCTTGTAATCCTTGTGGACCAGTAGCACCAGTTGCACCTGTGTTACCACGGTCTCCTTTGTCTCCTTTAAGTCCTTGTGGACCTAGAGGACCAATAGGACCCGCAACTGTACTAGCTGCACCAGTATCACCTTTTGGACCAGTGGGACCCGTTAATCCAATAGGACCTTGAGAACCAGTTAAACCTGTATCGCCTTTTAATCCTTGCGGACCAGCTGGACCAGTATTACCTGCAGGACCTTGACCACCGACAATTGTACCCTTTACCACCCATGAATCACTTTCTTTTCTATAGAAAGTACCTGACGTAGTAATAAGGTACATGTCGTTGTTTAAACCAAATGAGTCAAGTGGAGCCGCTGTACCTGTATACCACTTACTTCCTGTACCAACATTGTATGTTGACAATACATCTCTAACCCAAGCTGTTGTAGGAACAGTATTTGAGTCATCAAGTACAGATGGAGTATGGGCTTTTATAAACTTTGTAACAGTAAGGTTACCTGGTAATACTACATCACCATTGCAATCTTTCTTTATAAAGTCTTTTAGGTTTAACGGCTTATTCATTATCAACTAGGGTATACTATAAGATACTTATTTATTAGCAGTCAACTACGTTCTCCGCTCCAAATAAACCAACTAACTTAGTTTTTAAGTGTGAGTAACCAAATGCAAAGATATCAACACCTTCTGCAGAAGATAAATCTGGTACTGAAACTGTAATAGTCTCAACACGGTCAGGTAGTTGATTACCATCAGCATCTAAACCTAC